GCACTCGATGGCGACGAGGCCGAGGTCTGAGCATGCACCCGAACACCCGAGCGAGTGGGGGACCTGGGTGCTGGAATCGAAACGCTCCCTATACGCACGCAGGGGGGAGGGGGGGGGTACGGGGGGTGCTGATGACTTACAGACTCATCGACTTACAGTCCTGTCAAACAGAAGGACTTACGTATTGTCATTCCTAGTGACTAGACCCCAAGTCCTTCTGTTTGACAGGACTGTAAGTACATGTTTTGTGCCTGGGGTACTGTCTAGTCATGGAGCCTATCGAGTCACGGACATGTCCGACATGCAAACAGTCCCGGATCTGGAATGCTGCCGAGAAGGGTGGTGCCTGGTATCAGCGGAGGATGATCCGCGACGGGGCCGAGGTTTTCGTCCCGAGTAGTGAGTGCCGGATCTGCTCGAACAAGAGGACGACCCGGGGGAGGCGTGATCGGACGAAGCGTCGGAAGGATGCCGCCCTCAACCCGACGGCGGCGGCTATTGCCGAAGGGGGCTATCTCGGGCCTTGCGATGTGTGTGGCCGCCGGACACCCCGAAATCTCATTCTGGTGCCCCGGCCCGCCCTGGCCTGCGTAGCGTGCTCGAACGTTCTGAAGGGGACTGCAGCGGACTCTCGGACCATCACCGAGGGCTGGCGGTTCTTCGTCCAGCACATAGCCCAAGAGCGAGCGCTCGACCAGGAGTGGAACTCGACCCGGCGGCGCCATCCTCATCAGGGCAATCATCATCTTGAAGACATCCCCCCCGACCACAACGACTGCATCCTTTTCGAGGAGACCTACCGGTCGGTGCTCACTTTCGTGCTCCGCCCAGAGAGGCCGGTGAAGTCACTGGCACGACTCATTACCCTCGCCTAGTGTGCCTACTGGTGGTTGAGGAATCAGCCACCTAGCACCGCCCTCGGAGTGTGGCTGGCCTAGCGCATGTAGAACGCGGTCAGCAACCCATCCGGGGGCGGTTCTACGCCCGGGCTCAAGCTCATGGGAGCCGGTCGGCGTCTAGGTGTAGGGACCACGGGCCGACCGGCTCCCACCTTCTCCATCGGCCATTCCCCCGCCACCTTGAACAACACCCACACAACAGCCCCTGTGCGCTAACCTGTCATCCAGGGACCACGGGGAGAGGGCTATGTGCTCCACCCGTTCATCTTCTTCACCCAGCACCTCATCGTTCTGTTCCCGCGATTCTGGTGAGGGAGTACAGCGATTGGCTCACTGCGCGCGCGGCAGCTGAACGCATGGGGGACGCGCGGATACGCGAACGCGCGAACGCGAAACTACCTCGGGCACTGGAACCCGAGGTAGTTGTCGCCTCAGCGATTCACCCGATTGGTCGCAGCTGAGTAGCCACACTCTGACATCACCGGGCTGACGCCGGGGGACTATCCGATTCGCCTCCCCGAAGAGATACCGGGTGACATCGTCGCGGGAGCGAAGACGGCGCCAGGTCGGAATCTCGCAGTACCGGTGAGCCTACGCGAAGACTCCCGGGGCTGCAACCCCGGGAGTCTGCTTGCCCTCCGCCCTACTTGTCACGGTGCGAGTGGTGGGCTCCTTACCACACTACCCATTAGGCGGTAGTCAGCAAACACCGCCAACGGTGCTGATTCAGGCAGCTGCCCGAGTTGTCAGCCAACCGGTGGCCCGATCCCTGACCTCAGCCACGGGGCCGCCGAACACCGTGCTCAGCATCCTCCGCTCGGCCTTCGGCACCCGCGAGTCCTGCCGGGGGGCCTTGCTGTGCTCGGCCCACTCGGTGACCCCATTGAGTGCTCCCCAGCCGGTGAACCGCAGGCTCTCGGGGATGGTCTCAGACCTCAACCAACTCCCCTTCATCTGTGCCTGGTTCTCCTTGGCCTTCTTCGCCGTGCGCTCAGGCTTCTTCTCGCTCGGGAAGAGGAACTCCCCAAGCTCGTCAAACTCCTCGACGGCCAGCTTGCTCTCGGCCAACTTCTGGGCCGTCTCGACGAAGTCAGCCTGGGCCTGGGTGGCCAGTCCGATCAATCGGTGGGCCTCCTTGGCCTTGGCCACCAGGTCGCCCGTGTGCCGGATCTTCCAACCGGCTTTGGCCCGTGCCTTGCCCAGCTTGAAGGTGTTGGCACACACCGTCCGCACGTTCACGATGTCACCTTCGAGCCCACTCGACCCGTCCTTGGCATCGCTCAACAGGAACCAGCTGAACCAGTCGCTGTCGTCCAACTCGGCCAGGCCACGCCCGGCCTCACTGACGACGTCCAAGCGCAAGGTAGCGAAGACCAGCCGGTCGTTGCGCAGGCTGGCCACCGTGTCCCACTTGGCGCCCCAGTCATCGACCAGCACGCTGCCCAACTCGATCAGGTCATCGTTCTGGAAGGGGACGTACTTGTTGCCGACGGTGGCGATCTCCTTCACCGCTCGCCCGTTGACGATCTTCACCACCTTCTGGCTGTCGTGACCGTGGACGAAAATGCCCTCGTCGTTACGCCAGAAGTCAGGCCTCAACTCGACCTGCCAGTCGAGGGCCTTCTTCGCTTCCTCATCGGTCAGCCAGCCATCGTGGGCCTCTCCCAATCCATGCCAGGGGGTGCCCGTCTTGGCTAGCCGCTCGTTCTTCACGTAGTGGATGGTCTCCACTTCATGAGCCATTTTGGATCTCTCTCTCTGTCCAGTCCTGGGCTGTCCAGGAACTCCAGCAGATTCTACAGTACCCCACAGTAGTGTGCAAACTACCGCCTGACCTGGGGCTACCTTGACGGCAATCCCCCGAGGCCCCATAATCTCCTCGATGTAACTCAGCGCTATACCGCAGGAGGTACCAGGATGGGGGGACTCAACCGATGGGTGGAGCAGGCCAGTTGTCTCCAGCTGCGTCGCTCCGGCCAGCTATCGCGAGCCGACACCGAGCGCCTGTTCTTCCCGGTGCGCGAGAACTCGAAGTTCGATCTGCAGGAGGCCCAGGACATCTGTGCTGAGTGCCCGGTGCTGCGGCAGTGTGGCGAGTTAGCTCTCTCGCGTAATGAGGAGGAGCACGTCTATGCCGGAATGGCCGGGGCCACGCGCCGCGTGCTACGGCGCCGGGTCCGCAAGGGGGAGGTGACCGTCGATGGTGGCTTCTGGGCTAGCCATAGGGCACTGCTCCGGGTGGCGGCCGCTCATCGTCGGGCTCAACGCGCGGCAGCTGCAGAGGCTGCCCGCGCCATGGAATCGGCGGTGGCCGTTTAGATCGCTTCACCTTCATCGGTGGACGGCACTTCTTACCGGTGGGACTGACCATCACCTCGTACTTGCAGACCTGGCAGATCCACTCAATGGGATCGCGCGATAACTGATCCGAGTTGAGTATGGCCCCCCCTCCGCAGCGCGGACATTGTGGTGTATACGCCGCGCGCGCGGAGAGGATGGCCGGAGTTTTAGGGAGCCGCATAACGCGCGGAGGTCACGGCTTCCAGTTTCCCTCATCCATCCACTCCGCCACCCGCTCACCATCGAACACCAAGATCCCATCGTCCGTACTTCTCATCCCCGGGAACTTCTTCTGATAAGCCGCATCCAACTCCACGGCCTCGGTCAGCAAATGATCGTCCCACTCGGCTTCGGTCATGTACCCGTTGTCGATCAGCACACGCGTGAGCGCACTGACCTCCACGCGCAGCAGCATGCTGAGTTCGCGGTGGTCTCTCAGCGCATCACTCTCGGGCTCCCCCTTTGGCCGTGTACCCAGCTGCCAACCGGCGAATACCGTGCGCCACTTGGCCAGCTTGTTCAGCGCCTCCAGCGTCTTAGCCCTCATGATCCGGTCGCTGAATCGAACATGTCCTGGAACCGCTTCGCATCGTCGGGACTTATCTGCTCAACTTGAGCAATCAGGTCAGGAATCAAGGTTGCCGACTTCTTACTGGCGGCCTTTTCGATCTTGAGAATGACTTCAGTGGCTGATTGCCCAGTCCCCTCACTCAAGAGAGCGACAGCTGTGCCGAGGAAGATGAGCAACGGCTGCACGGCGTCACTGTCGTATAGGGATGAGATAAGCGTATGGCCTTCTTGCCAGTCTCCCTCAGCCATGGTCTGAACGGCCGCACACACTACGGTCCGGACAAAGATCGCCCATTCCTCATAACTCAACAGCCCATCGCGATAGCGTTGGACTGTCTGTAGAATCCTTTCACCCTCCTCATTCATTTCGCTGCACACTCCTCGCATAGAGCCTCAACCATCATTGGTCGCGGACTGGTGAACAACCACTCTTGGCACACTGAGCAGAACACGTCATAGGCAGTAGGCGGCACTGTCTCCGATGCCTGCATCTTGGGGAGATCGCGGAAGATAATCATGCCATCAGGCATTGTTCTTCGCCCTGGTCTCATCCAATAGAGCCGACTTCTCTTCCGCCACTTTGTTGAAATCAATCCCGAAATACTGAGCCAGCACGCGTTCAATGTTCTTCCGTACCGGCCACAACTGATCGCTGTGGTATCAGTCGCTCCCCGGCTCACACTTAGGAATGACCTCACCTTCAACCGAAGCATCCCAGTCGATATGGACCCACTCAGCGAGGACGTGGCCAGCAGTATCAAGAAACTCACCGATGGCTTGGCTCTGTTCGTGGGCAGCATGCATCTTGTCGCACTCGGGGGTCTTAAGCATCGGCCTTCACTCCGGCCTTCACTCCGGCCTTCACTCCTCGCGCCGCCAACAGCTTCATCCAGGCCTCCTGCAGATCGTCAAAGGTGATGTACGCCGTCGACTTGCCCTGTCTCCAAACTAAACCATCGGAGAAGCCAAGGTGCTCACTTACTCTGACAGCCCTGGCCGTGTTGTATTTGTCCGGGCGCAGACCACCAATCAGTTGAGTGATCCAGCTATTGGCTTCACCGAACAGGTTATTGACAGCATAGGTATAGCCATACTCCTCCATTGGACGCGCCGCCTCAGCGAACACCTGCCCGCAAATGCAGTATTCGCCATCAGAGAGTCGCAAAGTCTCGGGATCGATTCTCTTCTCCCAACCCTCGAAGTTCTCGTCCAGCCATTTAGCGCCCAACCGCACGCGCCTATTGGCTTCTTTCTGCGTGTCTGTCAGCTTGGTAGTCATAGGTACTCCACCCCATCCCACGTGTTCTCGGCCACCGTGTACCCGGCCCCGGTGCTCCTCGTGCAGCAGCACCAACGGCCGACGGTTCACCGTACCGATCCTGACCCCAGCCCCGTGCAACCGCGCGCGGAACTCCCCATCCAGCCCCTTCAACTCCTTCCTCAGATCCCGTTCCTCGGCGCCGATCACCGACAGCCGCGCCTTGATGGCCCGGGCCCGCAGTACCTTCTCGGCGGCCCCCCGGCCCAAGCCGACGGTCCCCCTGTGCCCGGTCTCTCTCTCCAACGAACTCACCGTGACCATCTCTCTCCCATCTCTCTCCTGATCGTGTGTTTGCTAACAGCCACTCTATCCGATGGCTGTAACGCCCGCTACGGTTGCCACCCATGCTGATCCGGTTCCTCGAACGCCGTACCGCCCGCCGCCGACGCCGTCGCTGCATCCGGCTCAACCTCCACATGGCCACCCAGATAACTACTCCCAGTGGCCAAACATGCGCTTGGTGTAGTTGCCCATAACTTGACGCCCAGCCCACCTACCACTTGGTAGACGCCCTGGTCCTTACCTATAACCACTCCCGGTAACCACCCAGTAGGCTCACTACCGCAATCCCTGGTCCGCCCTCCTACCCTCCCTCGATGCCACCATGGCCCTCTATGACCGGCCCTGGCCGCCCTGGAGGCGCTACCCGCTCCCCTGCCGTCCAGGCCCAGCACCAGCGGGTCTGGCTGCTCTGGTCGGTCATGGGGAAGCGCTCATATGTCGACCTGGCCGCCGCCACCGGCTACTCCTATGACCATGTGCGAGAGATCATCCGCGAACAGATCCTGTTGCAGGCTGAAGAAGAGGATGTCGTGGAGTACCGGCGCCAGCTGTGGGCCGACCTGGAAGAGGTCAAGCTCACGCTCGCTCCGGCGTTGTTCCCCCGCTCTCTACCTGACGGCACGCCATTGCCCGAAGGTATCGGTGTCATCCCGGCCGACAAGGATGCTGCGGCCACCTTCCTGAAGTTCTGCCATGAGCAGGCTCTGCTCGTCGGTGCCCACGCTCCGAAGCAGACCACCACCACCCACAAGGTGGAAGAGAACGCTCAGGCCGATCAGTTCGCCAACGATCTCACCGAGTGGATGGACCTGGCCGACAAGCTCGGCATGTCCGGCTACGGCAGTGGACGCGAGGAACTCTCCCACGAGGATGCTGAGTCGGTGCTCGATGCTGACATCGTGCCCACGCCGCGACCGCCGCTACTCGAACAGGTGGAGGAAGCGGCAAGCAAGACCAACGGCCACACACCTTCGGCACCGATCAATCTATGACCGCCACAATGGATGGCGTGGACCTACAGTCCATCCGCGATCGTGCTGTCATTGCTGAAGATCGCCCCTCGGCCAAGCTCACCACCGACGAACAAGAGCGCTTCGCTGAGCTGACACAACGCCTGCTCACTATTCCGTACTGCCCATGGACGCCTAACGCCGGGCCGCAGACTCTCTTCCTGCTCGATCAATCGCGCGAGTCCCTCTACGGTGGCGCCGCTGGTGGCGGCAAGTCCATCGGTCTGCTCATGGCCGCCTCCATGAACCTGTACGTGCCCGGGTACTCAGCCCTACTCCTGCGTAAGACTTTCGCTGACCTCGGTCGCCCGCTGGCCTTGATGGACCTGGCCGAGCAGTGGTGGGGTGGAGTACCGGGCGTTAAGTACGACGCGCAGAAGCACACCTACACATTCGACTGTCCTGGTGGTGGCCACTCGCGTATTGAGTTCGGAGGTCTCGACAGTGTCAACGACAAGCTCAAGTACCAGGGCGGTGGCTACAACTTCGTCGGCTTCGATGAGCTTACCCAGTTCCGCGAGTCCGATTACACTTACCTGTTCTCCCGAATGCGTCGTCAGTCCTATGCTGCTATCGCTCGTATCCCGATACGCATGCGCGCTGCTACTAACCCCGGCGGCCCCGGACACGAATGGGTCTATCGACGCTTCATTGCCAACTGGCTGGCGTGGCAAAAAGGCCTTGCTCAGCCTCCGAAACGTCGCTTCCACCCGGCTCTCCTAACCGATAACCCCGGTCTCGACTGGGAGGACTACGTCGGCAGCATGATGGAGCTAGATCCCATCACGCGCGCGCAGCTGCTGCGTGGTGATTGGAACATTCGACCCGATGGCCGCATGTTCTCACGCAAATGGTTTACGCCTATTACGCGCGATGCTGTTCCCGGTAACTGTGTATGGGTGCGCTTTTGGGACATGGCGGCCGCCGAACCCACGCCCGGTCATGACCCCGACTACTTCGTCGGTGCTCTCCTCGGTCGTTCACCCGACGGCCGAACGTTCATCTCGGATATCCGTCGTTGGAGAGAAGAACCGGGCATGAGTGACCTGCGCTGCAAAGCAACAGTCCTGCATGACACGGGTCGCGTGACCCAGGTGATGGAGAAGGACCCAGGCGCCGCTGGCAAAATAGCGATACGCCATTTCCGCAACGGCCCGTTTGCTACTGCCACTTTCCATTCTGTAGATAGCACTGGGAAGTCGCGTGGCCGCACGACGACAATCCAAGCAGGGAAGAACACGCCTACCTCCAAGATCATCGCTGCAGGGCCATTGGCCTCGCACGCAAATGCGGGCGAAGTATTCGTGGTAATCGACGGTAGCTGGGACCATGAGGCCTTCCTCTCTGAGATCGAGATTTTCCCCGACGGCGAACACGACGACCAGGCTGACGCCGTATCGGGAGCGTACAACTACCTGGCTGGTCATGACCTGGCTGTACCATCATCCATGGCTGACGGTGAGGAGCAGTTGGAGCAACAGAACTACTGGGCGCCGAGTCCGATGTCCTGGGGCTTCGACACGGCTGGTGGATACGAGGGTGAGAGGATCAGTCGCGCTGTGGCCAATGTCACGCAGGAGGCAGCGCGCGCGGCAACGGGACGCGTGATGGCGGAAACGATGGCGGCCTTCGATGTCTGACTCCACTCAGCGCGCGCGTACTGATCGTGAACGTGCCACCGATCGATACTGGGCCCTCAAAGCCAAGGCCGACAGCACCAACTACCAAGCTGAACGCGAGCTACTCATCGCCAAAGCCGAGGAACTCCGCCATCGCTTCCAACTCACCAATGCCGACTTCATCCGCCGTGGGCTCATCCGCGAACGCGGACCGGCTCATGCTCAGCCACCCCCTCAACAGCAAGTCATCGTGGTCATCAACGGTAAGGGTTATCCGGTCCCCCTTGGCATGGACCCGCAGGTCTACGCTCAACAACTGCTGGCTCAGATGATGCAGCCGCGCGTCTACACCTCGACCGGTAATGCATCCTGGGCCCAGTGGACCTTCACCGTCCAATAAGGAGGACAATGACTAGACTCACGCGCCGACAGAAGATTGCTGCTACCACTGCGGCCGCTATCGCCGTAGCCGGTACCGCTATCGGTCTGACCGTCTCGCAGGTCACCTCACCATCCTGCGCCGCCCCACCCACCTTTGTCTCGGGCGAAACGTTCAACGCTCCACCTAACGCCTGTTACACGCTCACCGCTCAGTCCATCAATCTCACCCAACTCTCCAATGTCACCATCAACGGTGGCACCTGGAACGATCCCAACAAATCTCCCGGCCCTCATCCGAACGCCAAGCCGACAGAACGCGGCCGTCCTGCTTTCTACTTCGGCCAAGGCGCTAACGACATTCTCGAAAACGCCACCATCAACGGCGTCAACAATCCCGGTGGCTACAACGCTCACCTGGCTTTCAATGCTGGCATTCTGGCCGTCGGCACTCCCGATCTCACCATCACCAATGTCACCGTCAACCATGTCTTCGGTGACTGCCTCGAACTCCTGCCGCGACGCGGTCTCCATGGCGTCATCGAAGCAGCGGTGAACACTCTTACTGTCACCAAGTTCACGGCCAATGTCTGCGGCCGCCAGGGCATCTCTCCGGTCTCACTGCACAACGCCACCTTCACCAATGTTTCGGTCAAGGGCACTGGCTTCGACTCAGTGGACGATGAGGCGGATCAGTCTGCGGGCGAAGGTGCCAAGTCCGTCACCTTCAACGCTCCCTGCATGTTCTCCAAGACAATCGTAGAGAAGTCCGGGGGCTCAGCCAGTGGTCCGATCACCTTCAATGGCTGCTCGATCAACACTTCAGCCACCGGTGAAGCCATCCTGGTCACCAACCTCGACGGCTCGATACCAGCTGGACCCATCACGCTCAACAACTCGATCATCCAATGCGGATCATCCATCTATGTCGCCTGCCTCAATCTCAACGGCGCCAATGCCGTTCTCTCCGGTTCCACTCTCTCAGCTGCCCGCAATGGCAGTAAGGAGAAGCTCTATACCGCTACTCACGCCACCTCACTCACCTTCTCATCGACCACGACTACCGGTGGCTTCAAGGCCGGAACACACGACGCAACATCGACCGTCATAGGAGTACCCTCATGAGACAAGCCCGCTTCACCTGGATCGCTCTGTGCGTCCTATTGGGCGCACTTCTGTTCCCGTCCTATGCAGCAGCGTCCCCACTCCCGCGCGTCTCCCACCTCTACTCTGTCGAGTCCGGGCCATACTCCCATCCCGACCAAGTGGAACTCGAATGGACTGATAACGCTGCCGTGACCGCCATCGCCGTGCATGAACCGAGTGGCCTGGTCGCTCATTACCAGCGCATCCAAGGTCTCGGCCAGTATCAGCCCCCTGGCACCTACCGTTACTGCATCACGCCGTCCTCGGCCACCGCCACCGGGCACACTCATTGCATCCGCGTTACGGTCCCCTCATGACCAAACTCCTCATCGACGTTGATATCTACGATTGCTTCACGCGGGCCCAGCGCCAGGAGTGGGGCACTTTTCTGAAGACCGAAGGCATTTCGGCTGTCTGGATGTCCAGCGCCGAGATCGACACGGTGGCCCGGACCATCACCACCACTACCTTCGTGGTCGACTTCGAGGGTGATGCCAAAGGCGTCGTCGTATTGGACGAGGCCCAGCAGCCCCAGAAAGAGACCGCCGTCCACCAACTGAAACCGGATACAGTGGTCCCTGAGTTCCTCAAGCGCTACCCGGTCGGAGTGCGTTTGGTGGTATTGCAGTCTCTTCCGATCAACCCCAATCCAGCATTCATCCGACCTTTGGAGGTCACAGTCATGGGTAGTTACACGGTCCTCGAAACCGACAAGCCGGGCACACTGACGGCGGTCTACAAGAACGAAAACGGCGAAGTCGTCCCGCCGGACGACATTCCGGTATGGACGACCTCGAACGCCACCGCCGTCTCGATCTCGTCCACCTCACCGGACGGCACGAGTGTGACGCTGGCCTATGGTGTCGAGGGACAGGCGTCCATCGTCTCCGCCTCGACCGACAAGGACGGCCAGAAGCTCTCCTCGCAGGACACCATCACCGTGCTTCCGGGCGAGCCCACTACGGTCGAGACCGTCTTCACCCCTGGTGGCCCGCAGGACGTCCTCGACCCCGGTGACTCGCTGCCGCTCTACACCTGGGATGGCACGACCGCGCCCGCCACGGGCACCTACGTCCAGGTGCTCGATGTCACTGCTGCCGACGGCACGGCTCTGTATACCTTCTCGGGTGACACGGCTAGCACCACCAACGCTCCGGCGGGCATCCAGCCCGGCTACTCGCTGTACGAGGGCACCGTGGAGGCCGTCACCCCTCCGCCACCTGCCGTCGTTACCGACACGGCCTCGCTCCTGCCGCTCTACACCTGGGATGGCAGCACTCCGGCCGCCACAGGCACGTTCACGGCCGTCACTGACGTCGGTGGTGCATCGGGAGCCGATGGTGTCACTCCGGCCACGCTGTATACCTTCAGCGGCGACACCGTTGGTTCGGCGCCCACCGGGGTGCAGGCCGGGTACGCCCTGTTCGCCGGGACGCCGGTACCGCTCACGCCTGCCAGCTGAGGTAGCCTGACGCCAGCGGGCAGGTCTGGCTTCCCAATCAGAGAAAAGCAAAGAGCCCGGGGCCGACAGTGACCCCGGGCTCTTGCGCGTCCAGAGAGCGAGCTTCGATTCCCCGCAACTCCTCCCTTGTCGGGCCGCCTCTCCATTGGGCTACCTCTGGACTAGCGCCCGGCTGCTGCGCCGCAACCTAGTCCACCCTTCCACCGCGCGCGCGGACCATGCTGGCCACAATGCCCGACGACTCTCCCACCGCGTCCGCTCTCGAAGACGCCAACATGACCAAATGGGCGGGCGAACCCTCAGCCTCCTCCGGTCTGGCAGGCACTTCCACCGATCCGGCTGACCTGAACTACGACGCCCAGAAGAAGCCGACACCGTTCACCGAGGTCGGTGCCACCGGTCTCGCTCAGTACGGCGGGTTCATCCGCGAAGAGTTCCTCATCCAGCTGAGTGGTGACGCCGCCCTCAAGACCTGGCGTGAGATGTACGACAACGACGCCATCGTCGGGGCGTTCATGTACGCCGTGACGATGATCTGTCGGCAGGTCGAATGGCGCGTCGAGCCGCCCGAAGCAGCGACAGTGGACGATATCGTCGAGGAGAGGATCGCTGAGCGGCAGGCGAAGATTCAGGAGGCACAGCAGGCTCAGCAGCAGAAGCTGGCGATGACACAAGCAGGCCTTGCTGCCAACTCCACCAATCCCCGTGGGGCTGGTCCCGGTGGCAAGCCCGCTCCAACTCAGCCACCAGGGATGGGTCGGGCGGGACTAGCCGGGGCGGCGGGGGGAGCGCCCGGTCTCCACGAACCCATTGGCGGACATCCCACAGCAGGCGCAACACCTCCTGGTTCACCCGGTCCGAATCCACGTACCCAGGCTACCCTCCCCGGCACCAACGCCCCCGGCGAGTCCAATACCCCCGGCACCAATCCCGGTGGTGGCCCGGCTCAAGCTGCCGCCCTCGGTGGCCTCACCGGTCTTCCTGGCGCTGGTTCACCGAAGAAGAAGCTCTCCAACCCGAACGATCCACCGTTCGCTGCCTCGCGCGACACCGATCCCCCGGGCTGGGTGCGCAACGTCCTCACGCGTCTCCGTAAAGCCGGTTCCGGTGGCGGCATGGTTGGTGGCATTGATGAAGGCTCAGCCGATGCCAACGCTGTCGACCCCGAGACTGATGAACCTCTCATCTACCCAACCGGTGCCGGGCCCGAGGACATAACGCCCGAAGCGCGCAAAGCCCTCGAACTCGCTGTCCTGGTCGAGACCGCCCTGCACGACATGTCCAACTCCTGGGCCGAGACGGTGGCCGAAGTCTTCACCATGATCCCCTTCGGCTTCGCTTTCCACGAGATCGTCTACAAGAAGCGCAACGGGCCGAATCCTGATTACCCGGAGCAGGGCTCGAAGTTCTCCGACGGCCGCATCGGTTGGGCCAAGTGGGCCGGGCGTGCTCAGGAGACACGTTTCCGTTGGGAGTTCGGTGACCACGGTGAAGTGCTCGGCATGTGGCAGCTGGCGCCCCCGAAGTTCCAACTGCGCTATCTGCCGCTCTCCAAAGCGCTTCTCTTCCGCACCACCGGCTACAAGGGCAACCCGGAAGGCAAGTCCTCTCTGCGCTCCGCCTACCGCTCCTGGTACTACCTGAAGCGCATTCAGGAGACCGAGGCCATCGGTGTCGAGCGCGACCTGGCCGGTCTCCCTGTCTTCAAGGTCCCAGCCAAGATGATGTCGGCCAACGCCACGCCGGAAGAGAAAGCCGTTCTGGCTGCCATCAAGAAGCTGGTACGCAACATCCGGCGCAACGAGCAAGAGGGTGTCGTGCTCCCCATGGAGTACGACGACGATGGCAACGAGATGTATACCTTCGAGCTTCTCGCTTCGCCCTCGCGTCGGCAGTTCGACACCAACCAGATCATCACGCGCTACGAATCGCGCATGGCCATGACCCTGCTGGCTGACTTCATCCTCATGGGTCATGACGCCGTCGGAGCGCGCTCGCTCGGTGAGACGAAGACCGACATGTTCACCACGGCCTTGGAGGCCTTCCTCGACATTGTGGCTGACGTGGCCAACACCTTTGCTGTACCGCGACTCATGCAGCTGAACGGTGAGGACCCGGCTATGTCGCCCATCATCAGCCACGGCAAGCTGGAGACGGTCACGCTGGAGCAGATCGCTGCGATCATCACCGCACTGAGCGGGGCTGGGGATGACCTGTTCCCGGACACGAGTCTGTCGGACTGGGTGCGGGATAAGTTCGGGGCGCCACCGAAGGCAGCATCACCGGACCTGTAGGGGCACGGTAGGGCCGAAGTCACCGGCTGGTATCTCAGCAGCAGTAGTGGCGACTTTAGGGCAGCTATCCAAGGAACCCAGAACAGTCCACCGTGCCGTCCGCCCTACAGTACCACCTGTGGGCACACCGTTCGACGGACACATCCATCTCACCCCTCTCATCACCACCAAATGGGGTGAGCACCCTTGGGGCTGGGGAGCGGATCGCACGGCCACCTGGCCGGTCGCCAAAGGGCAGCTACCCTGTTGCGGCTCGAAGATCACGCCGGACTCAGCGCGCGGGCTGCAGTACCCGGATGGCAAGTTCCGTTGTGCTGACTGCGCGCGCGCGTACTGCTTCATAGTGGAGGAGTTCGTGGAGTCGATGGGGCTGTGACCTACGGCCAGACTGTTGCTGCCATCGCGCGCGCTTTCCCCGGCACCACTCTCGTGCGTCCGTATCCCCTGCACTACGTCGGCCTCCGCTCCTGCATTGCCTGTGGCGGCGCCACGATCTACGAGGACGATGAGGGGTATGCTTGGCATCGGAGGTGTGTACCTACATGACTGACCACCTGGACGTGAAGACGTATAGCGCTCTCTCTAATGAGGATCGTCAGTCTGTCGACGACTGGTTCTTGCAAGAGGTCGGCAAACCGATCAACCGCGAGATGGCTACTGACATGCGGATTGGGGACGATTGGATGCTGGTGGTGGAGCGCTACGTCACGGACGAAAAGGGGATATGGAAGCCGCCCGCTCGGCAGGTGACCGTGGCTTATGGGCCGGTCAAGACGGCTCCGCCATGGGGTGATTGGTGACACCGACATGACTGAACTCAGCGACGCCACCGATCAGGAGATAAGTCGAGGAACTCACCCGGCGTGGCTCTCTCCCTCGTTGCAAGTGCAGCAGATGGTCGACTTACATCGGGGTCTGGGACCGAGACGGAAATACTCTTCGGTGTCAGGGATGCCGCAAGGCTGTAGCGAAATGTCAGTGTCGATGATGACCGACTTTGAGCTAAATCCGACATGACTGAGCCGATCCCCCACTGGACCAGTCGGAAGTTCCGTGGCGGCCAGATGTTTACTCTCCGGGTCCAGCGAAGGACGTTGGCTCGGGTGGCGGTCCAGGACGAAGTTCTCTACCGGACGTTTTGGGAGACCAAGCTTCCTATCCGTGTAGGCAAGCACTCTTACGACGCGTCCATCCGCTATGGGTTGCCGCGCGTGGAGCAGGTGTCGTGACTGTCCATCCTCTGACTGATGATGACGAGGCCATCTATCAACGTTTGTGCATGCTCATCTCTGAAGCGGGGTACTCTTCGGAATGGGTGAATCGGGTCGGACGATTGACTGACTGTCTGACGGTTACAGCTACCGATCATGGCAAAGAGGTTATTCCTGCTGAAGTGTGTTGGAAGGCCTTCGATCTCGCATACGGCCGGACGCTTGGCGAAACTGAAGGCATCGTTGAGGGGAAACTCCACTGGGGAGTCGACCGAAGGACGGGGCTCATTTTCGCTGAGGTCTATGGGAATCGCCAAGAAGATGACGACGCATCCTCCTAAGTTCGACATGAGCGGAAGCGTGCTATGGCAGAACTGTGTGGAGTGGGAACTCTCGTGTGACAGGTACGGATACGGACAGGTAATGATTACCGTGGCCCCCAAGCAGCGGCGTCTCATGCGTGTCCATCGTGCTGCTTGGGTGGCTATCTTTGGTGAGATTCCACCTGAGGTCCATCTGCTCCATCGCTGTGATAATCCACCCTGCTATAACCTGAAGCACTTATTCATTGGCGACCAGGCAGGCAACATGGTCGACAAGATTCGCAAAGGTCGCCAGCCGATTGCTTACAAGTTCAAGGAACGCGAGGGTCCACTGACAGCAGAGGAGATGCAAGAAGCCGAGAAACTAATAGCTCAAGGACTCTCGCAGGCCGTTGTGGGAAATATATTCAATGTCAGTCGGAGTTATATTGCCAAACGATTTAGAATATCGGCGCTCCGATGATTCGTCCGCCTCGCATGGACATTCCCTATCTCGGCGGCCCCGAAGACCGCATCTTCGCCGCCTTCCACGACTCCTACTCCTCAGCCGCTCACGTCTGGCGCACCATGGCCAGCCGCGTCTTCGCTCTCGACGATCCATTGGCAGTAGCCCACACTGCAATGGACGGTGACGCTCTCAAGTTCTACGAGGCCCTTGTCCCCGAGCTCGAACTAGCCCATCGCACGGGAGCGGCCCGAGGCCGCAAGCAAGTTGCCGCAGTACACGACTGGACTTGGCCGACGGCGACTATCAAAGCGGCTATGCCCGCCTACTCCGATCCCATCTACCCCATTCGCGAACTCCACCTCCCCCGCTGGCCATCCTCCATCCGCATCCCCCCAGTGCCGCGCGCGCATCGCACCTTCGGCCACGCTCCTCTCTCCCACATAGACGCCGCCCGCGACCTCGCCCTCAACCTCGTCACCCAGGTCGACCAGACTCAACGCGACACCATCGCCGCCATGATTACCGAGGCCATCACGCGCGGCTTCGATGCCGATCTCACCGGGCTCCGTATAGCCAATGTCGTTGGCCTCTTCCCCCGCTGGCAGCGCGCCGTCGATAATCTCTTCACCAACATGCTGAGCAACGACGTGCCGCTCAGGATCGCCCAGAAGCGCGCTGACGACTATGCCGACTCACTCCGCGAGAAGCGTGGGCGGATGATCGCGCGGACCGAGCTACTCAGAGCTATGAATAGCGGGCGGCAGGCGGGCTGGCAGAGCATGGCGGATAAGGGTCAGCTGGACCCCGAACGCTCAATCAAGGAGTGGGTAAGTGCATCCGTTGGTGCTTGCGAGGAGTGCGACTACCTTGGTGATGTTCAGGGTAGTGGGCACGGGTACCGCGTACGCGGTATCGACGGTCTGTTCCCTACCGAGTGGGGACCGATTCCGCATCCGCCAGCGCATCCGCACTGTCGTTGCGCGTGTATCCTCCATCCGGTGTTCGTCTCCTTAGAGCGCGACTCCGATCAGGAAGCTATGGACGACGCTGATCTCAACAACCCGGAGATGGCTCAGATTCTGCATCTCGTCTGAGCACTCGCATTGGTGCCATGTCTGGCCAATCTTCGTACACGGTGGCGTTATGCCAGACCCTTGTGGGTGCTCGCATAGGCTTCAGGCTTCCGGGGGGACAGAAGACGAGTACCCATACTTGACTGTTGTAGTTCTGATGAGCGACGACAAGTTCGCCCTCCTCACCTTTGACGTCACCTAACTCCAACTCATGGGGGAACAGGTTCAGAAAGCTCATGAGCGTGGTGGCATCCCGATTGGCAGCTGGACGACACCCTCCTCGATGCAAGCGTGAGCCAGCAACTCTTGGTACTTCCGAGGGTGTCGCCGCTTGAGTTCAGTGATGGCACCGGAGTAGGTGGCTCCGTCATAACGGACGCCGGAGTGTCGAGCGCCAATAGGAGCCAGAAGGAAATACTCGGAGTGGTAATACTTGAGCAGTCGATGTCGAGCCTTCTGTCTTGCCCGGCTTCGGGCCTTCCTGTTCTCCATGCCAGCAGGTGTTCTGTGCCGCTGCTCGGACTCACGCATGTCGGATCTCCACCTTCACTGGTCTCCCTAAATCCTCATTGTACGAACACTGCGGTGGCAACAGTACCTGCGGATTCGGCTCCCCAATCCACGGATACTCACGGCACAACGTCGGCCGATTCTCCCAGTTCGTACAGCGCATCGCCACCGGGTCGTGGAAATCGCAGAGGTAGTAGTACGCCGTCGGACTCAACTGCCCATCGATGTCCTTCACGATCAGCCCAGCCTCCTTCAGCCAGGGCTGGATCTCGATGGCCTCGCGCCGCGTGATCGGTGTCAGGTGGTCGAGGATGTGTAGCCAGTTGTCTTCAGTGAAGCGCTCCGGGCGTGAGGCAACATCGGCTTGGGAGTAGCCAAGGGAGACGGGGCGGCAACAGGCGCCGCACCCATTACAGGTGGCTGGCATCGTCCGGCTTCGCGCGTACCAATGGCCGATACGCGATACACAAACACTGCGACGGCCCCTCCTGCACCTGACAGTACCCACTCCGATTCTGCCAGTGCCCTTCGCGCGGATCATGATTGCACTGGCAGACCACGACCTCATCACTCGCCATTAGCCGCTGCCTCCATCATGCTCTTCAGGTCCTCTACGGTCAGAGACTTGGTAGCGAAAGCGTGTGCAGCAAGGAAGGCAATCAACTCGGCTGATTTCCTCTGGTAGAGGAGCACCTCGCGCTGCATGATCTGGTTGAAGGCGTCGTCATCCCGCGCCGCGAAGGTCTCCAGCAATCGGATGACGACGTCGAAGGTCCAGAGTGGTGGGGCTTCAGATGCCATCTCGCCACTCCTGTTCGCGTCGCGGCCTGCGCATGGGGCCGTAGTAATACTTCCGCTCATAGTGTCGGTTGATAAGCACCCACACCCCAACCGATCCCCCGACAGTGCCGATCCAGAACGGTGTCGGCCATTCAATGGCCAGCAGAATGAAGATCACCGTTGGGATCAGCGTGACCAATCTCCATCTATCCATCCCGGCAGCCTACCCTGTCAGCCAACAGCCTCCAGTGATCCCTCCCCCACTCTTCTCGCCACCCCTCCTACGCTCGGGCTATGTCCCCGACCCGCGAGGCCCTCCCCCTCGGCTCCTACGGCATGCTCGCCACCGAGCAGTGGTCCCTCTCCTTCGACTTCACCCCGACCATCACCCTCCTGAACATCGGCACGCCCCCTACCGCCATCGCCATCGCCGCCATCGATCTGGCTACCGGGCAGCCCATCGACCCCCTGCCGACCATCACCCAGGATGGCAACCTGGTCCTGGTCGAGGTGGTGGGCAGCGGAGCCACGCCCACTCCGGGCCCGCTCGAAGCCGAGCACTCCTACATGCTCTTCGTCTCGGCCGTGCTGGACGCCAACAACACCCAGACGCTGACCAAGCAGGTCACGGTGGACGACCCCACCGGGAACTAGCCCTCCCGGCATAGAACTCGACTGGGAACTAGCCCTCCTCGACCAGGTCCCCCACTCCCGCGCGTACCCGCTCAATCATGGGCCCTATGTCCGACACGGCCACACCGGCTCCCACCGACTCCACCGCCTCCTCGGTCGTCGATCCCATCTCCAAGTGCGGAGCCTGTGGCCAGTCGGACGATCACCCCAAGCACCAGGTCCTGGTGGGCTACAACAACGAGCACACCGAAGGCCAGATGTTCCATCCGCACGACTTCACGCGTGACGGGATGGTCTACTACCACTTCGACTGCGACACGCCCTTCCACGCGATGTCGGCTCATGTCCGCAAGCATCAGGCCCTCATCGATCAGGGCTTCCACGGGGCCGAGCTTCGAGCCAAGATCCTGGAAGCGACAAAGGCTGCTGACGCAGCAGAGGTGGCGGGCTGATGGCCGGAGGCATTGACCAGACGCTGGCCGGGAAAGTCCTCGCCCTCCTCACCACGAACTCTGGTGGTCCGAGCGTCTCGGGGACGGTGAAGGTCAAGCTCTGTACCACCATTGGCTCGGACACCTCAGCCGGGACCGAACTCTCCTCCTCTGGATACACCACCGGTGGTCAAGTCGCTGCCGGTTGGTCATCTCCATCTGCCGGTGCCACCAACCTGACCACCACCGCTCTCTCCTGGACGGCTGGCGCATCTTGGACCCTGGAGAGTGTCGAGTTGGTTGACACCACTGGTTCCCCGGTGCGGCTCTTCTGGGCGCCTCTCACCGGCCAGCCCATCTCGGTCGCTTCGAGCAACGTCTTCACCATCCCCACGGGTGTCTCGGGCCTCGTCGTTACGCTGAGCTAAACCAATGGCGCGGTTCGGGCGCTCCTTCCCGGTTCCCCACCACCCGGCGTCTATCGCCGCCCTCATCCCCTCTGGTGGCACCACCACCGGGGCAGCGACCGCCGCTTGCTCTACCTCGGTCTCCTGTGGTGGCAGCCTCTCCGTCGTTGGTGCTGCCTCCGTGGGAGTCGCCACGGCGGTAACGGCAGCAGGAACCGTATCGATTATCGGAGCAGCGACAGCTGCCTGCGCCACCTCAGTCTCCGCTGCGAGTACGGTCACCATCCTCGGTGCGGCCACGGCCTCCTGTTCGGTCTCGGTCGCCGCTACCGGCACTCTCACCATCCTCGGTAGCGCTATCGCTGCTTGTGTCACCTCCATCTCGGCGCCCTCTGTCCTGACCGTTTACGGTGCCGCTGAGGCTGACACCGTCACCTCCGTCACCGTCGGTTCTGTCCTCTCGATCGTCAGTGCCGCCACTGCTGCCTGCACCACCTCAGTGACGAGTACCGGAACGATCACCATTTTCGGCTCAGCCACTGCTGCGGCTGTGACCTCTCTGACGGTCGCCTCATCGCTCACCATCCTTTCGGCAGCGACGGCAGCCTGTACCACCTCAGTCTCGGCCACAGGAGTCCTCACTATCTTGGCGGCGGCCGAAGCTGACTCCACCACTTCCATCACCGCCTCCCCCTCTCTTACCATCCTGGCTGCAGCGACAGCTGCCTGCTCTACCAGTGTCGTCGCTACCTCGACCGGGGAGGTCAATGGTTCAGCTGAGGCTGACACCACCACCTCAGTCTCTACTGCTGGCATCCTTTCCATTATCGGGGCGGCTGAAGTCGATGCCGTGGTGTCGGGCTCGGCTACTGGGGTCATTACACAGTTCGCTTCGGCCTCAGTCGGTTGCGTTGTCTCCACCACCGTCACCGGAACGATCACTATCTACGGCGCCGCCGAGTCGGACGTTGTCACCAGTGTCTCGGCAGCTGGCACTCTCTCAATCATTGGTGCTGCCGAGAGCGATCTAGTGACATCGGTCTCGGCCACTGGCATTCTCACAATCTCTGCCAGTGCCGAAGCGGACAGCACTACTTCGATCCTCGCTTCCCCGATCGGACAGGTCTCTGGCTCGGCTGAAGCTGACTCCACGATCGACGTCTCGGCGTCCGGCACCATCGTCGTGCCTGGATTCGCTGAGGCTGATTCCACCGTCTCCATCACCGCTTTCGGGAGCATTCTCGGTGGTGGTGCTGCTGAAGTCGATGCCGTGGCCTCCATCACTGTCTCCCCCTCCCTGAGCATCATCGCTGCCGCTACGGCCGCCTGTGTCCTCTCCGTCTCTGTTACCGCTACTCCGAGCGCCACGACCCAGTCCGTCCTCTTCACCGCCAATCCGCCGAACACCCTCTTCTATGCTCCGGTCCCCTCCCCCTTCTTCACCGCCAATCCGCCGATCACCATCTTCTTCTCCCCAATCCCTTAGGTCCCCCACCCCGCGCGCGCTGCCTGCTATCTCTGGACTCGTGCCTCCCGCCCCAGCCAGTCCGACGCCGGACCCGCCCATCGTGGCTCTCACTCCTCCTGTGGCCCCCGTTCCGGTTACGAAGAAGTCGTTCTGGTCCCGCTTCGACCTCAGTGACGCCTGGCACTTCATCGTCCTCTACGGCGCCACCCTCATCTCCACCGGCACCATCACCTCGATCCCGAAGACGAAAGACGCCCTCCTGGCTCTGATCCCCGGGGCTGTCTCGGTGCTCGTCCATCAGATCACCAAGCAGAACCAAGCGAGCCAGCCAGCCCCATGACCACGGTCGCCAACCTCCATTCCGTGTTAGCCAGTGATGGAGCGATTGGTGGGATGACGCTCACCGGAGGCCGCGCTCCGCGCACCGCGCGCGCGGGGAGAGTGTGCGAGCACCCAAGTTGCAGCACCGTTCTCTCGATCTACAATCAGTCGGAGGGGTGTGCCGAGCACTCGAAGCCGGTGGATCTCCGACGGACACTCGGGGTTCAGGTACCCTCAGCGCGGTAGCGTGTCGGGGTGCAGGCGCTCCCGATCAGGCTGAGGAAAGACGGTCCCTCTCAGTCAGATGTCCACACCGACGGTCCCGGCACCATCGGCCCCGTCTGCACCTTCTCTCCCGGCCCTGGCTTCAAGACGTGTCCGAAGTGTGGTGGCGACCCGAGCACGCACATGGCGCCCCCGAGTATTGCTCAGCTGGAGAAGGACAGAGCAGTCGCTCAGCCCCTCCGTTGCCCGAAGTGTGGGAGCACAGATACCGGCCTCCTCCCTCCCGACTTCGAGACACTGAAGTGCCATGCGTGTGAGAGGAATTCTCCTTTCATCAAAGCGGCTATCTCTGTCGCTGGCCTCTGCGTCAAAGCTATTGACACCGGCCGCGTCCTACTCATCGAGCGAGGAGTTGACCCCAATGACCCAGCCTCCGAATGTTTCGAGTTCCCCGGCGGCCACCTCAACCCCGGAGAATCCCCCGCTGACGCAGCACTCCGCGAGTGGGCCGAAGAGGTCGGCGTCCATCCTCCACCCGGTTACTTCCTCTCAACTTGGACCCATGGGATCTATCGAGGCTTCATTTATCTCACTGCTACCGAGACCATTTCACCCGAGCACTGGCACGCTCACAGCAATCCCGACAATCCTGACGGGGATGTAGTCGAGAGTGCGATGTGGGTCGATCCGCGCGCTGCGCGGAGTTTCACTGATCTACGCGCTGAGCTAAAGGGGGACACTGCTCTCTGGGACCAGATTGAACGAGCCGGGACACCGTATGCATTACTCCCCATCTCGCTCTACAAGGAGGCTGCTGGCCACCCCTTTCGCGGCAACCAGTACACCGGTGGTGTCGCCTCCGCCCAGATGGGCTCCAACTCCGAACTCGAACGACACGCTCACGCCTACTCCAACTCCATCGGCCTTTCGCGCCCCACCGACATCGATTACTCCAAAGTGAAAGTCGACACGCCCACGGCCAAGTCCATCGCGCGCGCCTATGACGCTCTCCCCAAACGCGATCCCGAGGCCTCTCCCGCCTTCGCCCAGATGGCCAAGGAGATCGAGCAGCAGTACGCCTATCTGACCGGGCCCATGGGCATCAAGGTTGATGTAACGCGCGAAGACCCTTACGCCACGGTCCAGGAGATGCAGCACGATGTCACGCAGAACCACCACATCTCGGTGCTCTCGACTGCCCTCACCGGTCATCACCCCTACTTCACCGACGAGCAGAACGATCACTTCCGGGCCGTCCACGACACCTTCGGACATGCAGCCACCGGTCGTGGTTTCGACCGCCATGGCGAGGAGGCAGCCTGGCTATCCCATTCTCTGATGTTCTCTCCCCTGGCGCGTCGCGCTATGACCACTGAGACACGCGGCCAGAACTCCGTGCTCACCCAAGAGCGTCACGGCTTCCCCGAGCAGAAGGTGGCACTGCTGCCGGACAAGTTCTCTACCATCCCTAACTCAATCATCCGCAAGATGATGAGGAAAGCATTAGTGGCGCAGTCGACTCTGCGGCACTGTATTGCTGGGCGCGCTCAGTTGGACCGGATGCAGTGGCAGCCACCATTCGCCAAAGGATTCTTCCCATTCCTCAAGTTGGGTAATGTCACTTGGGACGAACAGAAACACCCGCGCGGCCAGCCCACCAACGCTGGAGAGTTCGCATCAGACCCCGGTGGTGGGAGTAAGAAGCCAAAGGGGATTGGCAGAAAGACTATGGGCTCAGCCACTCCCGTCACCGACGATGATGTCCCCGGCGACAACATTCAGAACCATGAGGGCACAGCCACTCTCAACGAGGCTATGCAGGATCAGGAGGCTAAAGCTGGAGGTTCGGGACAGGCTAAAGCTCAGGTGGCCCATCTGGTGTCGGCCGATATGGTGGATAACTGGGGGGACAGGTTCGATGCCAACTTTATGAGGTCTCGGAGCATCAGCCCGGAAGACCTGAAGATTCCAGGGGCACTCGTTGTGAAGAACCTCAACGACGGCTCGGTGAACGTCTGGAAGCCAAGTAAGCACACGGGTGGGATTGGCTCCTTTTCGATAAGTTTCAATGAGCGCAAGCAAGCTGTCCCGGCCAACTCCCCCGAAGCCCTCACCGCTATCCGCGAAGGCGGAGTCTCCTCCCTCATCTCCCTCTGGGCCGGTTCCTCCAACGACTCCTCCGACAAGTCCCTGGCCATCCAAGACGCCGCCATCGCTGAGTTCGGACTCAAGAACACCTCCGAGTGGACCGAGTACCGTAACCCTGACTCCGTCAAAGAGGAGTTCGACAAGAACGGTGACATGTACCGAGCCTTCCTCCGCTCCCAGTACAACGTCACCCAGAAGGACCTGGCTGCACGCGGCGTCACTACCGTCATGTTGGAGCGCGGCGTCAAAGACGACCCTGAGACCAACGACGCTGAGGACAATGGTGATGGCACGGCCACGGTCAAGATGCGGCCACTCTCCTCCTGGTCAGTCAACCCCGACACTGCTGAGAACTCCTTTGGCAGTGGGGGGACGACGTATCGCGCTGAGTTTCCGGCCAACCGGATTCTTTCCACCACCCTGACCGGATTTGGCTGCCTGGGTGAGAGTGAGGTGGTGCCGCTGGGGGATCAGGAGACGGTGGGTCTCGTGGGTGGGCAGTGGAATGGTGAGAGTCAGTCCTCTATCAATGAGGAGTGGGCATCTAATGGGCCGCAACAGGAGTGGGCTGACAACATCACCGAGGGATCTGATGAGACCTATAGCGAGGATGATCTCAGCAGTATGTGGGCTGAAGAGATGGAGTCGCAGAACTCTGATGCCGTTGCCGCTTGGCTCTCAGGCCAGGACGATATAGAGAATCTCACTACCAAACAGGAATGGGCTGAGAGCTATACCTCCGACTATGACGCAGCCTCAGCTGAAGGCCCTGTCACTTCGGAGGAGCTTGATGACGGTTGGACTGGCCATGTTGACGATGAGAACGTCGACACTCTGAACCAGTTCCTTGGCCCCCACCCCGAAGCGAAGGACTGGACGCTCCAGTGGGCGAAGACACAGGGTGCCGGGTTCTTCAACTATGCCGGGCCAACAGTCGGAGTGCTCATTGACCCGAAGCTGATTGGTGACGGCGTGATGCTGAATGCAGGGGAGTTGGATAAAGCGTGGGAGAACCACCTCGAAGGCCTCGATAAGCTGAACGAGGGACCATCCGCAGATCAGGACCAAGGACAGAAGCCCTCACTCCCGGGCATGGCTCAGTTTGCTGGACCTACTGGCGGCAACACATACAAGCCGGTCGGCCCCGGCGTCCTCCCTCTCGGCCTGAAGCTAGGGAAGCCGACACCATCAAAGGATGGACCGAAGCTCCTCGACGTGGGCCAGGACAAGTTCCTTAATGCTGATGACCAACCACCCTCCTTCGGCATCGGATGGCAGAAGATCGGTCCGCACAAGTACAAAGCAGCTTCGGGAGTCATCGCTACCCAGGACCCAAAGACGAAGAAGTGGAGCGAGGAGTAATGGGCAATCGCACTCTCTCCGAAGACTGGATCAAGCTCAAGACCTGGGACCTCCCCACCACTCTCTCCTCTCTCCTCTCCATCCTCAACGTCTCCTCCTCGCCCCCCTACACCCAACGCCAAGCCCTCCGGCGTCTCACGCGCCAGCCCGCTTTCCGTGCCTGCCCTCCTCAACTTCGTCAGGCCATCACTCACTTCATCGGTGCTCAGCCCAAACCGAAGACCCCTGGTGTCCATCAGTCCCCCACCGCTGACGACCGTCCCCCTCTGCTCCACATGCCTGCTCCCACCACCAAATCCCTCCTCTCTGTCTTCCTGAAGCGACTCAACGAGGATGGCTAGCCCTCAAGTTCCGCGCGCGCGGTGCCGATACCCAGGCATGAGATATGCCGCCCACCAACACGACCAGTCCCGCCTCGACCGTTTCCTCCTAATCACCACCATCTCCATTGCAATCGTGGCAATCCTGCTGCTCCCCTCCGTCGTCCTGCTACTGTGAGCCGTCTTGGGAGGGGGTGGGCGGGATATGCGACCACTAACAGCCAGCCAGCCGTTATGGAGCCGTCCACTTCCTCCCACCTAGGTCGGGGCCCGGAGGCTGGAGTCATGGAACCAGCTGGTCGGCTTACGAGGTGTCTCCTGCTGCGGATGGTGGCTTCAGGCCCAACTGACGTCGGCTACCGGGTCCCGACCTAGTCCATCCCCCGCTCCCCCACCCGTGCCATCCTGGGTGCTATGACCACCCTTCTCGATGCCGCTGAGTCCACTGCCTTTGCCGAGATGCCGGACGACCGGCTCATTTCGGCTGAGGATGGACTGCACAAAATGTTCGCCGTGAAGAAAGCAGCTGGGCTCGACACCGTCGAACTCCAGTCGGCTCACACTCTGCTCGCCCGGCAGATGTTCAAGCGGGGCCTCTTCTACGAGCCCCTCACCGCCGAGCCTGCTCCCCTGGCCCCGGCTCCCGAGACCCAGGTGCGCAAGGACATCGGGCCGCACTCCTACTTCTCGGGCTGTTGTGACTTCTCTGCCACCGATCACATGGCCAAGGCCGTCGGCACCGATGGCTCTCTCGGCAAGGCTCTCGCCTCCACCACCGAGGACCGCCAGCAGGGAGCCGAGAACGGCCTCGCTCTGCCCGATGGGTGTCTGGCTGCCGAGACACTGGTCACCACTTTGGATGGCCCCCAGCGGATCGACTCCCTCCTCGGCCCCTGCACCGTCCTGACCGATCAGGGCTGGGTGGAGGCTGAGGTCCGAGACTTTGGTCTCGGGACCCTCTTCGAGGTGGTGCTTCGACGTGGGTCCGAGGAACGGACAATCAGCGCCACTCTCAACCACCGCTGGGTTACAACCGATGGCACCTTCGTGACGACCGACCAACTCAGGGATGTGGAAATCCCCTTCGTCGATATGGCAAACTTTGCCAATGTCATCACGTCGCGTCCCGCCCGATCAACGCAAGCACTTGCCAGCATTGGTGGTGGGAGGGCCGGAGACGCATCAGGTCTGCTCGAAGTGCGGGAAGAAGAAACCGGTAGCGGAGTTCTACGTCCGCAAGATTGTCCAGCCCAACCGGTATCGCCGAGACTGCATCAAATGCTGTCTCAAACGGACGACCGAGTACGGGCTGGCGAATCCCGAGAAGAGTGGACGCAATGCTCGACGGGCGAAGCTCAGGACCTTCGGTCTCACAGAGGATCAGTACGAAGCATTGCTCGACGTTCAGGCCGGGGTCTGCGCTCTTTGCGGACACTCCGAACGGGACTCGACTCGAAAACGCCTACCAGTGGACCATTCGCATCGGCTTGGGCATGTGCGCGGGCTCTTGTGCGCTTACTGCAATCGGCAGTTGGGATGGATCGAATCCATCGGGGTGGGTCGCGTCATCGGATATCTCCTTGGCGAGTCGTTGCTGTTGCAGCAACCTCCCGCACCGAAACCGTCTACTGCGCTGTAGTCCCTGGGCTCCAGCGTTTCGTCCTGGCTGACGGCATCCTCACCGGGAACTCCTTCTACATCCCCGACGAGGCCCATCTCCACGCCTGCATCCGTCTCCTCGACCAAGCTCCCGACCCCCAGTCGGCCATGAACCACATCATCGAACGGGCTAAAGCCATGGGGCTCGAATCGGCACTCCCTCCGGCTTGGCGTACCGGTGACGGCACTCCCGACGCCACCGATCCAGCCATCAGTGACGGTGCCCACTCCATCGCTCCCGGCACCGCCCCCACTGCCTCTGGCCCACCGCGCGCCGGAGCTACCCAGCCCGCCAAGGCCAAGCCCAAGCCCACCTCGGCTCTCATGAAGGCCATCGCCAAGTCCGTCGTCAACGGCGAGTTCTCCGAAGACCTCTTCGCCAAGGCGGCCGAGGAGATCACCCTGGACGAGAACATCCCGACCTACTTCGTCATGAAGTCGGCCAACACCACCGAGCGCTACACCTTGGGCCCGCTCTACATGCCCAACACCCTCGACGCTCATGGCGAGTGGGCCTCAGCCACCGACCTCTTCAAGGCCCGGCTCGACTATGTGCGCGAGGGGGACCGGACGATCTACCTCCAGCACTCCACCCACCCGGCCGGGGAGTGGGTCGACATCGTCCAGTGGCCCCAGGAGGTCCGCTCCACCATGCAGGTCATGGGAGCCGGTGGCGTGAAAAAGGCCGAGGCCATCACCTTCCCGGCCGACACCGTCTACCTGGGTGTCGTCTGGGAACCGTGGGCCCACACCGAAGTCCTGAAGGGCAATATCCAGGGCTTCTCCATGGGCGGTTGGGCTCACCGCATCGAGGGTCTGCCCGCCTGATGGTGGGGCCATCTTCCGCCTGAGGTAGCCTCCTTCCGAGGACATCTCTCTCCTCTGTCCAAGCGCACCGCCCACGGCCCCGGCTCACCACCGGGGCCGGTGCGCGTCTGCTCCCCAAAGCGTGCGCTTCCATAGGTCCCCCACTCCGCGCGGGCCTAGTTCCACGATGGCACCAATGCCACCGCAGCAGATGACGAGGATTCGTCTCAAGGAGAACTCAGGGGTCGACCATCCGGCGCACCTCGTCGAGGGTTGGATGTTCACCAAGGCCGCCACCGATGGGATCTCCGAAGAGATGGCCCTCCTGCTGGCCAAGGCCGAAGCCGTTTCCATCGGGATCGACCCCGAGACCATCACCATCACGAAGGGAACCACTCCCATGCCGAAGCTGCCCGACGAGGTCTTCAAGTCCCTCGATCCTTCCGTTCAGGCCCACATTACGGCCATGGAGAAGGCGGCTGCCTCCCACGCTTGGGCCGACTCGAACTCCGACGGCAAGTGTGACGTCGAGGGTTGCTCGATGGCCAAGTCCGAGCACATGTCCAAGGCGGCTGACCCCGCTCCGGCTCCCACCGGTCCCGAGGCCGAGCGTCTGGCCTTCGAGAAGGCGGTCAACGCCATGGACCCGGCCGTCCGCGAGATGTTCAAGGCTCAGCAGAAGGAGACGGCCGCCGCCACCGCTCTGGCCAAGGCCCTGTGGGACGACAAGCAGGACGCCCACTTCGAGACCATGGCCAAGGAACTCGTCAACCTGCCGGGCATTCCGCCCACCGGTTACGGCTCGGTCCTGCGCAAGGCCTCCGAAGCTCTGGGCGACGAGACCTTCGAGGAACTCTTCAAGTCCATGAAGGGGGCCGACGCTGCCGTCAAGATGTCCAAGGCCTTCGAGGAGGTCGGCTCCGGTCACGGTGGTTCCGGCAATGCGGGTGAGTCGCTCGAAGCGCTGGCCAAGGAACTCCAGACGGCTGACCCGAACATGACTCTGGCCGAGGCCATGGTCAAGGCAGCCACCTCGCGGCCGGATCTCTACACCCAGCACCGCGAAGAGAACATCGCCATCAACCGTGGCGCCACGATCACAGGAGACTGACGCATGTCCCTCGAAGCCACCCAGCCCTACAAGGTCTCCATCCCGGTCTCCGCTGCTCTGGCACAGGCCTTGTGGAACGAGGTCCACGCTGCCGGGGCCGCCACGCAGTACACCTTCGTGGCACTCAACTCCTCGGGCCAGGCCGACCTGCCCGCTTCGGCCACCGACTTCTTCATCGGGGTCATCCAGAACCGACCGGTCGTGAACGCTCAGGGCGCTTCGCAGGCAGGTGGTGTGCCGGGTGAGATCGTGGTCATGGGTGTGACCAAGATCGTGGCCGGTGGCACCATCACGCCGGGCGAGTACATCGGTCCTCTCTCGACCGGCAAGGCCCAGGCCGTCACCGCTCAGGGCTTCGGTGCCTCCTATGTCCAGGCCACCAAGAAGATCCTCGGCCAGGTCTACCCGGCGGCCGGGATCACCTCGTTCGCCTCCGGTGACATCGCTTCCGCCATGGTCAACTGCCTCCAGCCCATCCCGGGCACCTGATCGACATGACCACTTCCCTCCTACAGCATGATGCCGATGTGGTGCTGACGCATCCATTGACGAACGCGCTTGAGGTCGGGATGGGCAGCCAGCAGGTGAACGAGCTTGTGGCAGTCGTGGCAAAGGCAGACCATGTTCTCGACCGCGGAGTTGTTGGGGTCCTCGTCAATATGGTGGACACAGATCCTGGATTCCTTTCGGGTCCCTCCGCAGAGAACGCAGGTATCTCCGTCCCGTTGGACGACCAGGACACCGGCCTCTCCGTAACTCGTCCTGACGTTTCGGAGACGCTGCCTTTCAGCCCGTTCTCCGTCGGTGAGGGCCTGTCGAGTCCGCCCTTCCGAGGTTGCTCGACGCCTAATGGCCGTGTCGCGATGGGCAGCGCAATAAACCGGAGAAGGAGCTTCAACCGGGTTGTCGCACTCAGCGCAGACTCCTCGCCTTTGGCGTTCCTTCCGTTGCTGCTTGCGCCACTCAGCACCTTGGGTGCGGCAGTCGACACAGTTCGTCTCTCCGGGGTTGACCGGAGTCCCGCATCGGAGACAGAGCCCTTTAGCCCGCTTGATGGCGGCATAGACGGTGTTCTCATGGAGACCGAGGATGCGAGCGGTCTCCCGCCCATTTCCGGTCTGCACGAAGACCTCAAGGATCTGTCCCTGATCGGCTCTCATCCGGCGTGGCATGGCTGCAACCTAGCAGCTTCCACATGTACAAGGAGAAAGTGATTTGCCACAGCCATCGCAATCGGACGTCCACGTAGACGCCATCATGACGCAGTTCTCGGTCGCCTACATCCAGAAGGCCGAGGACTTCATCGCTCAGCAGGTCTTCCCTGTCGTGCCCGTCGACAACCAGTCTGACCTGTACTACATCTACAACAAGGCCGACTGGTTCCGTGACGAGGCCGAGAAGCGGGCTGACGCCACCGAGTCGGCCGGGTCCGGCTACACCCTGGCGCAGGGGAACTACTTCTGCGAGGTCTACGCCTTCCACAAGGACGTGGGCGACCAGGTGCGTAAGAACACCGACTCGCCGCTCGACGCCGACCGTGACGCCACCATGTTCGTCACCCAGCGCATGATGGTGCGCCAGGAACGCCAGTGGGTGACGGACTACTTCAAGACCGGCGTCTGGGGCACCGACGTCACCGGAGGAACCAACTTCACGGTATGGTCCGACTTCGCTGGCTCGGACCCCATGGAGGACATCGAGCTTGGCAAGGAGACCGTCCTCGGCACCACCGGATTCATGCCCAACACCCTCGTCCTCGGCTATCAGGTCTTCCGCAAGCTGAAGAACCACCCGGACCTGGTCGACCGGATCAAGTACACGTCGGACAAGGTCGTGACCAAGGACGTCATGGCCAAGTACTTCGACGTCGACCGTATCCTCATCGCCCGGGCCATCTACAACTCCGCCCATGAGGGTCAGGCCGGGTCGTACTCCTTCATCTTCGGCAAGTCGGCGTGGCTCGGCTACGTCAACCCGTCGCCCTCCATCATGCAGCCCTCGGCGGGCTACGTCTTCACCTGGAAGGGTGTGTCGGACGGCCTCGGCACCAACATCGGTATCACCCGCTTCCGCATGCAGCACCTGCGGGCCGACCGCATCGAAGCCCAGATCGCCTGGGCCAACAACATCATCGGAAGCGATTTGGGATATTTCTTCAGCGGGGCTGTTGCCTGAGTCATGACCACCACCGCCCTCGACCTCGACCACGTTCACATCTTCCTGCGCGGCACCAACTGGGTGTCCGACGGGGTGACCCGCGAACGTGGTGAGGTCTTGGACACCTCGGCCTGGCGAGCCACCCGCATCACCAGCCTGATCGAGAACCGCACCATCGGGAGGGTCCCTTACTCTCTCCCCGAGACCATCGAGACCTGTTCCTGCGGCCGCATGTGGCTTGATGCCGAAGCCGCCGCTCGACACACCTGCCCCGTCACCGAGGAGAGCGACTGAGATGTCTACCGCACAGGGCACCAAAGCCAGGTTCCACGTCGGTGGTCTCTACATCGGCAACGCTGTCTCCGCCGGTGCTTCCGAGACGGCCGTCGGCTCACCGCGCGACTTCCTCGGCTTCCTCGATGTCATCACCACCGGTACTATCACGCCGGGAGCCATCGCTGCTGGGGCTACCTACACCACCACTGTCACCTACGCCGGGGCCGAGGTAGCCGGGTCAGCCATCAGTTCTGAGCTTGCTGCTCCCCCGGGCGACTTTGTGCAGGTGCTCTACGTGCCGCCCTCGGCCGAATACGGGATCATCATCCAGGCCTTCGTCTCGGCGGCCAACACCATTCGGCTCGTCTTCACCAACGCTTCCGGCTCCTCGATCACCCCGACGGCCCGCGCCTACAACCTCCTGTTCCTCGCCATCAACCACGACTGATCCCATGGCGGCAGCAGTAACTCTCCTGTCGGGAGCCCAGACAGCCAGCGGGACCCTCCGACTCGGAGAGGCAGGCTTCCTCGGCTCAGCCGCTCCCGGCACCACCAAGACTCCCGAGATCCATCTCAACTCAGGTGCCGTCTTCCAGTTGGCGGTCACGGCCGCCACCGCTCTCACCTCGCTCGACGTCAAGCTGCAGCACTCGGTCGACGGCGGAACCACCTGGGACGACTTCGTGCGTTTCGCTCAGGTCACCTCGGCCCCACTGGCTGCTCCCCTGATCGCTCAGTGGCTCCGCGAAGGCTTCGCTCCGGCGGCTGGGGTCCATGCCTCCTCCACCTCGACCCTGGCCTCCAATGCAGTGCTCCAGGGTCCGCTGGGCGACGACTGGCAGATCGTCTGGACCCTGGTCGGCACCTCTGTCACCTTCTCCGTTCTAGGGCGGTACTTCAAGCGAGTGAGGTAAGGCAGCCATGAGTTACACCTACACCGGCCGCCCCTTCGCAGTCCCCTACGGCACTCCCGGTGTCGTTCCCACCGTTCAGCAGAACCGTGACTCCGTCCGCTTCCTCCTGATGGACACCGATCCCAACGACTGGCAGCTGCAGGACGGGGAGATCGACGGCCTCCTCTCTCAGAACACCGGCGCCTATCCGTCGGTCTACCAGGCGGCCATCGAGGGCTGCATCATGCTGCAGGCCCGTTACACGCGCCGCGCCAACATGTCGGTCGGTGACCTCTCCATCTCGGCCAACACCATCGCCAAGCAATACGTCGATCTGCGGAAGTCCATCGAGCAGCAGTCCCAGCGTCACGACCCGCCCATGCCCTACGCTGGGGGCACCTCGCGCGGAGACATGGACAGTGTCCGCGAGGATGACGACCGGCCGGACAACTGGGCACAGCTGGGCCAGGACGATGATCCGGCTAACGCTCCCGACTTCGGTAACTCCCAAGGGTTTTCTCAGGTTGTGCCAGGGTAGCCGATGCCCTTCGACCCCTCTTTCCTCATGCTCATGTCCCAGACCGCCTCCCAGATGTCGGAGGAGGCCGACGACGGCTTCGGTAACCGCACCTACTCCTCCTCCATCTCCTTCCCGTGCCACATCACCTACAAGCGCAAGGTGATCCGCGGTGACACCGAGGAGAATGCCGTCTCCACCGCTCAGATCCAGCTGCCGCCCGCTGGCTACATCGCCAACGCTGTCACCGTCCCGCAGCTGGCGGTCGATGACATCATCACTCTGCCCGACGGCATCTTCCGCCGCGTCCTCGACATCACCACCTATACCGATAACACCGTCGGTACCCACCACCAAAGCTGTGCCCTCACCTGATGGGACCGAGGGCGGTCTGATGGCCGAAACAATCGAGTGGCAAGGCCTCGACACTCTGCAGGCCCTCATCCGCGACCTTCCTCAGCGCGCTCAGCAATGGACGGTCGACGAACTCGGGCAGGTGGCCTTCGAGGTCTTCAACGAGTCCCAGCGCGAAGTCCCCGTCCGCTATGGCGTGCTCCGCGCTTCAGGTGACCTGGAGGAAGACGCCGACGGCAAGGGCTGGTCCATCGGCTATGGCGGTGCCGCTGCTCCCTATGCACTAGCCGTCCATGAAGACCTCTCGGTCCCCCACGCCCCACCGACCAAAGCCAAGTATCTGGAAGATCCGGCCAACGCCGCTCTCTCCGGCTTTGAGGGTCGCCTCCAGGGCACAGTAGAGGCAGCCATTGTCGGCCAACTGCCCGGCTCCCCGGGGGCGGCCCACGGCGAGAGAATCCGACGCGCTGTCCGTCAGGCGCGCTCCTCCTCCTCTGCCGTCCGTCACGCCCACGGTATGTCCGATGCCGAGATCCAGTCCGCTCTCCGGCAGATCCAGCACATGACCGGTGAAGACCTGCACCGCGCCCGTTCGGCCACCCACGCTCGCACCATCTCTTCCGCCATCGCGCGCGCCCGCAAGACTCCTGACCAGTTCTACCGGGCCCCGACGCGCCGGAGGCCCATGTGAGCATCCTCCAAGACCTCTGCATCTACTTCCTCCCGACCTACAACTCCGGCTCCCTCGACCTCGCCCTCGGCACCAACCTCTTCGCTGGCACCCTCCCCGACGAACCGGACGATTGTGTGGCCCTGCTCGAATACCCCGGGGGTCCCGTCGATCACGTCTTCGGCCAAGGCACGCCCGAGCAACACAAACCGCGCGTCCAAGTCGTTGTCCGCAATACCGACTACCTCACCGGCCGCGACCAGATCGATGCCGTAACCACCGCCCTGGAGTCCATCGTCAACCAGACCATCAACTCCGTCCTCTACCTCCGTGTCGAACAACAGCAGGACCCCTTCGCCCTTCACCGCGACCCGGCCCGGCGTTTCTTCTTCGCCTGCAACTTCGAGTGCAACCGCGTCCAGTGAACCAGTGAGAGAGAACGGGGGGGACCATGGACCATGTACGGATCGTGGTGACGCTAGGGGACCTGTCGGCCAAGGTCTGGAGCGCTCACCCCATGGCTGACGACGCCACGCCGATCTGCTCCGCCTTCTCGCGCGAGGGCCTGGCCACTCAACTCCGCGACCTCTACCCGGCCGGGTACACGGCTCACTACCACCCCTCCACTCCGCCCCGGACTCCTCCCCCGCGTCCCCCCCAACGCGACCCGGGCCACCCGACTCGGACCTGGTGATGATCGACTCCCTGCTCGTCTCCATCAGCGAGTCCCTCGAAGCCGCCCAGAGCGCTCTCGAAGCCGATCAACCGGACATCGCCCTCCCGGCCGTCCGTTCCGCCCGTGCGGCCCTCAGGGCGGCTGTCACCGGCATCCTGGGGCCGGAATCGCTCGACCCGGACGACCAGCTGGACGGGGAACCCCGGGGGGCCACGCTCGATCCTGAGACCTGTGGGCACCCGGAGACCTTCGACCCTCCGGCCGACCGGCTCTGTCGGACCTGTGGCAGCACCAAACTCCCTGACGGGACATGGCAGGTACTGGGATGACATCAGCAGCCTCCTCCACTCCAGCAGCTGCTGCAATCGCCGCCGGGTTCGTCTCCGATCGGGCCACCCCCATCGACCCCACCTTCCACCCGGTCACCGAGGGCCACCCCGTCGAGACCCATCACCAGCTGGCCAAGAAGACGGTCACCGATGCCGATATCCGCTGCACGGGCCAGGTGGCCATCCAGCGGACCCAGACGACCAAGGTGTGCGGGAAGCTGCTGGCTATCAAAGCGGGACGGCCGTGGGCCATCCAATGCCCGCGTTGCCATACCGTCAACACCTCGCCGCCGATCCCCTGACTCCGCGCTCCGCGCGTAGGACCCCCACTCCGCGCGCGCGCGGTAGGACGATGGGGACACCATGGCCGCCAAGTTCGTCGTCACCACTGCTCCTGCCGCACTGACGACAGCGGCTACCAAATCCCTTTGGCTCCTCGATCCGGTCACCAACAAGATCACCATCTTCGAGATGGATGTCTCGATGGACGCAGTCACCCCCCTCCAGGCCGTGCGTTTCGATCTCTACCGAGCCACCTCCCTCGGTACGCCAGCGGGTACGTCAACCACTCCTGCGCTCATCGATCCCGGTGACGACCAAGCTTCCACCACCACCACCCTCACCAACCTGACCACCGAGCCGACGACAGCTACTGTCCTGTGTTCCTGGTACGTCCAGCCCTGTGGGGGCCTTCTGCCTCTCCAGCTACCACTCGGACGCGAGGTGACCGTTCCGGCTGGAGCGACAACGACGGGGCGTATTGGCTTGCGGTATACGACGGTTACAGGGGTAACGCCCAACTGTGTAGCCAATGTCTGGTTCGATGAGTGAGTGGTCAGTGAACCATGGCGATCGCTCTAGCCGGTAGCGCTGAAGGGACGGCCACCGGGTCCGGGCTGACCCTGATCCCCGCCTCCCCGTTGTCGATCATTGGACAGAACCCCGGCCCAGGTCAGCTGATGGTTGTCGGAGCGAGGACAGCGGGTAACTCTCCGGCTCCGACAGCGGTCTGCTACAGCGCTTCCTACTCTTCCACTAGTCCGGACTTCACCTACATCGGGCAAGAGAACAACACGGGAACGACGTATATCAGCCTCTTCTGGAAAGTGGCTACGGGCTCAGAAAGCTCCGTCCAGGTTTCCTACAACAACAGCGGGCAAGGGACGGGGCAGAACGCATCGGTCATCGGATTCCTCGGATTCAATGGCTTCGTAGGGTCACCGACGCTGGACTCCTTCGCCGTAGCGAATGTGTCTGGCAGTACGGCCGTCGAGACGGGTGCCCTGCCGGTCGCTGTCAATCCTGAACTCTGGGTCGGTTTCGCTGCCCTAAGCAACACCTATTCAGGGTCTCCCACCTTCAAGGTATCTGGCGTCCTGTCGGGGACTATCGTCACAGCGGCAGGAACGACCCAGATGCTGGCTGGGTATTACCTCAACTCGACCACGCCTGCCGGTGGAACCACCATTTCTAACTTCACCTGGGGGACATCCCGCAACACCGGAATGGTGGTGGCGACCTTCTACGACCCCGCCAGCATCGTGATGCCGTCCCCTCCCATCCGTCCCCCCACCGCCGTCATGCGTGCCTCCAACTGGCTCATCGATAAGCAACCCTGGAAGCGCTCGCGCGATGGACTCATCCTTCCTGGCTTCGCTGACAAACAACTGGTGCTCGCATGAGTGTCCCCATCCTCGGGCAGTCCTTCCTCCACGCAGCGCAGGCGGACGTCTCCCAATGGGCCACTGTCGGCCAGTTCAAGGCTGCCCTCTTCACTGGCCCTACTCCCCCAGACCCGACCGCCCTGGCTTTCACCTCTCTCACCGGGGAACTCCCAACCGACTATGGCTACACCCGTGGTGGACAAGACGTCTCCTCCTTCTCTCCTTCCATTGTCGAGTACAGCGCTCTCGGCAGCTGGCCGCTCGGTTGGGCTTCCGGTGCCACCTATGGCCTCGGTGCCATTGTCACCACCACTGTCTCCGGTGCTTCTCAGTGCCTCTTTCAGTGTTGCACTCCAGGCACTGCTTCCGGTTCCTCTCCCAGCCAAGCCAATGTCGGGCAACTCGATACCTCTTCCGTCGGGGCCCAGTTCATCAACGTCGGTAGCTCGATCATTGTGCTGCAGTCCAGTCCCATCTACTGGCTAGCTTCGGTCAGTGACATCGCCAATGCCTGGTTCATGGTCCTCTACGACGTCATCAATAACATCAATCTCGTTTCCTTCGATATGGGTGCGGCTCAGAATGCTGGACCCGGCAACCGGATCACCAATAACCCGGACTCGAACTACGGGTGGTACTGGGCTCTCCCGAGGTAGACGACGATGCCTGCCGGTACCGATCTCGTCGGGAAGTTCAACTCGGGTGATGCCTTCACGCCTGGTTCCACCGGGGGCACCTTCACTGTCACGCCAGCCTTTGCGATAGACGACCTCCTCATCTTCACGATTGCCACCTTCGTCAATCCGACTATCGCCGCCCCCTTCACCATTACTGATAACGGCAGCGCCAACTGGCAAGTCCTGACTCCGCCGGTCACCAACTCAGGCATCCGCACTCTTGTCCAGTGGTATAAGTTCGCTACCGCTGCTGATCTCGCTACCGGGAGCCTCACGACCGTCACTCTCACCTGGGGCGGCTCCGGCGGTGGTAACGGCTGGTGGATAATGGACGACTTCACCAACTCGTCCAACGTCCCATTGATCGACTCCAACTGGGTGCCCAACTCGACCACGATGTGGACCTCGACCGCTCAGGTGAGTGCCACTGGTTCTATCCCGACCGTCCCCGGCAACCCGCACGGTAGTGGCCAATCCCCTGTGGGCACCGGGCTTTCCCAGCAGGCTTACGAACTCATCTACATCGTCTGGTTCAACCAGAAGGGAGCCAAGGGTAACCCGAACTTCGTCTCTAACTCCCCGAGCATCACCACGCCGACTCAGTTCAACACGATCAATGGAGGCAACCCCTCCAACCTCATTTCTGCTTACGCCACCTCAGACGGCACCGCTCCCTTCTCCACTCTCGACAACGTCTTCGCTCAGTGGACTCAACTTCCCTCTCAGCCAAGCCCGGCCATCATGGTGGTCAGCTCCTTCTACGACCCAGGCATCGCTGATCTCTCGGTAGCGCCACAGGGCTCTGTCACGATCACTCATGTGGCCGTGGCTTCAGACGTAGCCACACTGACCTCTGCTCTCTCTCTCCCCCCCCAGTTCGCTGTTGGGTCGACCATTGTCGTCGCTGGGCTCAGCCATACAGCGCTCAATGGAACGTGGACAATCACTAGTCTCGGCCCCACCGGCAACACGCTGACCTTCAGCGTCACGACCGGCAATGTCTCAACGACGACAGACAGCGGTACCGCTACTGGTCCTCCCTCCAACCAGGTGACCGGAGGTGCCATCTACGGCGCCGGGCAGATGACCTTCAGCATCGGTCTCGCCCCCGCCGGACGCCTTCTTCTCCCGGGCACCTTCATCGGCCCCCAAGGTGTGGGCGCCAATGGCTCGACCGCTTACGCCTACCGCCTCTATCGCTTCGCTGGTAACTATCCGGTCCAGGGCCAAGCTCTCCCCTCTGGTTCCCCGGACTCAATCGGTGCGGTCACCACCGGAGATTCCTTCGGTTCCGACGGCGCTTACATGCTCAACGTCCCCGTAGTTGACGACTACCTGGTGGCCGTTGTCTACAGCGGCGGCAGCGGCACCACCATCGACTGGCGGCTGTTCTCAGCGGGTTCTGTGGCCGGGCAAGGCTCACCGCAGATCACCCTCGACGGCATCACTGGCGACATGGGCGGCCCGGACGGCAAGAGCGTCGACCTCACGACCGCCAATGCTGGAGACACCTCGGATGGGAACGCTGCCTCCATCCACCACAAGCACAAGTTAGCTGACGCCTATTTGCTTCCTGGTGAGATCCATATCGGCATGGGAGACGGGGCGGCAGCGCGTCTGCAGCTTCCGTCCACCGATGGCTGGGTGCCCACCTCGTTGCCAACCGCTACACCTGGCACGCCACCTATCGTCTGGGCGGCACCCACCTGGCTCTTCAATATCCTCCCCAAAGCCGTCTCCGCCACAACGGTCACCGGTCCTGGTGAGATCCCATTCGATGGTAGCGGCGGAGGGTTTCCCTTCAACCTCCCGTTGGCGGCTACGGCACCACCGGGGTACTACGCCTTCCATCGCGTCCCCACCGACCTCTCCGGTAACTTCGTCGGCCTGATCCCATACCCAGGTTCGGGCGACACTATCGATGGTGCCCTGCAGTGGGGATCAGTCAACGCCGGAGATGAACTCGTTATCGCTCCATTTGCCACCGGCCCGTCCACTGGCTATTGGATGGTCGTCCGGCAGCCAGAGACGCTCGGTTACCTCTACGCTGACATCAAGTACATGGGCCCCTATGGCTACCCGACTAACAGCGGCTTCATTCTCATGCTGGGTTCTCCAGGGCCTTATGGAGCGTCGAGTGGAGGGCCGACCGGTGGTGAGCCTTACTTCGTAGCCTCGGTTGGTTCTGGTTCAACTTGGCAGGCCATCATCGAGGTAGGCGATGGCTCTAACACTCCCTATTACCAGTTCACCGGACGCGATGTCACTCAAGTCATAAAGCCCTGCGCCGCCAACGGCTCGGGTGGTGGCACGATGACGGGGACATCAGCTGTCATCCTTGCCGTCGGTGCTCTCGGTCATCCACACAACCCGACATCGGCCTGGAGCAACCTGTGGTCATCCCCCTATCCGACCGACTTGGGCCCCAACCAAGCCTTAGTCGGCTACAACGGGAACACTGTTCTTGGCGGTACCGGACAAGTCGGATTCCCGGCCCGTGAGTCCTTCATTGATGACCAGTATCCTGCCTCCAGTGTGACCATCAACAGTGGTGGTCAGCCGGAGACTGGCACGCAGAAGGCTTACGGTGACGGCCGTTACGCCTACCACAACATGGTGACGCCACCCTCTGGCCTCTTCGATACCTACATGTCGGTCAGCTGGAAATACAACAACAGTGGCAATCCAAAGACCTACTTCGCTCTGGCCGCTGCCTTCCCTTACTATCTCGACAACACCCGCAGCGGACTCTTCACTCCCGAAGCCTTCAACATCCAAGACCTGGTAGCTATCGGTTCCTCCGAGACGGAAGCCATCCCGGCCCAATCGATTGTCGCTTCCGACTACAACCGTTGGGAGACACACCGCATCGGCCAGACACTCGGGACGGCCCTCGATGGCAGTGCTGGCCCCGTGCTCATCCCGGCGGGCTATCCCATCCGGCTGTACTGGCGGGTCTTGCAGGCATGGCCGGTTGGCAGCGGCGGCCAGTTGGGTGACGGTACCGGCTGGCAGATCGAGGACGTCTACTACCACATGGTGACCAAGCGACTCCCGGGCGGCCCGACCGTCTACCCGGTGCCCAACGGGCTCCACTGACCCAGGTCCCCCACTCCCCCCTCTCCTCGGCCCACCATGGTGCCAACAAACCAAGCCCAGTAGCCATCGAGTGCTCGCGCGGCGTCAAGTGGCCCACCCAGTGCCCGAGGTGAACAGTGGAACATCGCGTAGCGGATCGAATCGTCAGCTTCCTCGACCTGTGGGGCAATCGCCGTACCGCCCAACCTAACCAGGTCATCTCGAATGTCCACCCCGAGGAGCTAGCCAAGCTCCAGGAGTCAGGCCAGGTCATCTCGACCCCTGACGAGGTGGACGAAGAGAATGCCCGAGAGGACGCTCGGATCGCAGCCAATGAAGCGACTGCCGGTAACGCTCCTCCGCCTCCGCCCCCGGCCTCACTCGGTGGCAAGTCCGACAGCGATCCGTCCACTTCCTCCACCTCAGGAAAGGCCTAACCCCGATGGCTTTCGTACACGGCAAGCACTCAGTCTTCCTCCTCCGCGACTCGACCAACGTCTGGCGTGACATGACCCCGTTCCTGAACGAGGTCACCCTGCCGACCAAGGCCGGGACCGCTGAGACCACCGTCTTCGGCCGGGGCGCCAAGACCTACATCTCGGGCCTGCTCGAAGGCCAGATGACCATGAAGGGGTTCTACGACCCCAACACGGTGGCCGGTTCCGGCGACTCCTCCCCCTACCTCGGCTCGGACTACATCCTGGCCGGACTCCTCGGTCAGCAGCCCGCCATCGGCCTGACGGTGGTGGCCCAGGTGGCGGCCCAGTCGAACTACGGCCAGTTCATCCTCATTCCGGCCGGGTCCCTGACCGGTGCCACCTGTTCCTTCGGTGACATCGTGATGACCGACTACAACACCTCGGACCCGGTGACCGGCGTGGTGAGCTTCACCGCCTCGTTCCAGCTGTCCGGTGCGCCGGTCACGGCCGCATCACCCACGCCTCACCTGACCTTCGCTTCGGCCAACCAGACGGCCTACCAGGCGTCCCTCTACGGTCTGCAGATCCTGCGGGCCCCGGCGGCCAACATGTTCACCGCTGGCTGGCTGGTGGGTGGTACGGCCAACACCATCGCCACCATCCCTATCTCCTCGGGGGGAGCGGCCTCTGTCGTCACCACCACTACCGCTCACGGTCTTTCGGTCGGCCAGGTTGTCACCATCGTCATCACCACCGACTTCACCACCCCTGAAGTCCCGACCATCGCCGGTACCTGGGTGGTGCTCTCCGTGCCCTCCAGCACCTCGCTGACACTGGGCGCCGTCACCAACACCGGCATCGTCCCCTACGTGGTCACCACAGGTGGCACCGGGGGTAGCCAGTCCATCGCCATCACGCCCAACGCTGGCGTCACGCCGAACTACGGGGCCCTGGTCGGCACCACGTCCTGACCCTAATCATCCTGGGCCCAGACCCCTGCCTAGACAGCATGGAAGGCGAGAGTGAGTGCCGACGTCGTATGGGTTGCCCTCGGAGTCGGGTTTACGGCGGTCGGCGCTGGGTCTGCTAGCTACCCCGTTGTCCGTAAAGGCTTCTCCCGCCGCCGCAACGCTCAGCGATGGGAGGACCGCCTTCGTGGATGGTACGACGATCAGGGAGTTTGGCACAAGGGTACCGTTGACCGGTTCGACGATCACGTTGCCGAGGAGTGTCCCCCTGCTCACGGGCGGCCTGCCCCGATCGTGCCGGACGTGTCGAGAGCGGGGGAGAGACTGCGCGAGGTGTCCCGTGACCATTGACACAGAACGCACCATCAAAGAGGAGAAGTCCGATACGCGGAAGTCGGTGGTTTGGACTGTCGCTATCGTGCTCGCCGTTGTGGCTATCAGCCTCCTTATTTTCAACTCCTTTGAGGCTAGATTGCAGACTGAGAACACGGCCAAGGTGGCTGCGAATACAGCCAAGGTAGCGAAGAGCACGGCCAAGGTAGCGAAGAGCACCTCGAAGACGGTGTCAGCTATTCGCTCAACACAAAAGGACACCCACACCTCAGTTTCTGATATCCAGGCGCAGACGTTGATTATCACCAATGCCATCACGGCACTGAACCGGGCGTATGCCAACATTCAACAGGGAGCCGACGCGATCGTAGCCAATCAGGCTGCTATCTGTAACGCTCTAGCCCTGGATCACGTCATTCCCAAGTGCGTGCTGCCGTCACCGACGGTATGAGTGATGACCGCCTTCTGGCACTGGCTCCTTCAGGTCACCGGCAACATGACGGCCGGTACGCGTTGGAACCTGGCTTGGGCGGGCTTCCTCTCCGCTGGCGTCATCTCCACCGGCATCTTCACCGGCACCTTCCACAAGATGCGCCAGGCCAACTGTCACAACAAGGGCTGTTGGCGGATCGGCCACCACCTGACGCCTGAGGGTTACAAGCTCTGCAAGAAGTGCGTGGCCAGGCCCGTCGATGATCTGGAGCTTCATCCCATCCACCCTCACCACCGTTTGCATCACGTGGGCTCAGCTACTACGGTGCCCGAGTCCGCAACCGGACCCGAGTCCGCGATCGGACCTGAGTCCGCAACCACAGGAGACAGCCCTTAGCTCACACCGCTCGTCGTGCCCTCGTACCGCACGGCTTGCACACCGAGACCACCGAAGAACGACGGCATCGAGACCTGGTGCCGCACGACCAAGGAGTCGAAGATGCGAGCTTCCCGCGTCCTCTCTGTTTCGACCCTGGCACTCCTGGTGTCAGGGTTTTGTATTGTGGCCCCCCATGGCCCACTGTCGGCACAAGCACCTGGAAAACGTACCGTCCTATCCGCGAATAGCTTGCCAGGACTGTGGTCGCGAGTTGACCTTCTGGTGCTGGAAACGACCACCACGACTGTACCGAAACTCCCGCCGCCACCGTTGACGACAACTACGACATCAGCACAAGTTCCTGACGCGACTATCTACCAAGAGTGGACGCGCGTAGCCAACTGTGAAGAGGGTGGCTGGGTAGGCTACTCCGGGCCCGCTTACCCTGACTCCCTCGGCATCTCAGCCGCCAACTGGTACGCCAACGGCGGTGGCTCCGACCTCTCTCCGGCGGCCCAGATCGCTGTAGCCCAGCGCATCGAGGGGTACTCATACGTCCCCGATCAGTATTCCTGCCACTCCTGGTAGGTCCCCCACTAGCCCCGCGCGCGCGCGGGAGACTGGCCTCTCGAAGTAGCCCGCCGAACGGCATCCGCCACGGCCCAGTGCTCAAGGGAGAAGCCAGTGTCCAGAATCACCGATCTTGCCTCGAAGGCCAATGACATCAAGACGGTCTTGGAGCCGATTCCAGAATGGACACCTCCCGGCGATCCCCTCGTCCATATCGGTATCCGCAGCATGACGGGTACTCAGCGCTCTCAGTATGTTCAGGAACTCATCGAGCGCGACAACGAGGGTGGTGACCGCACCGAGACCGAGTACAAGATCATGGTGCTTTGCTGCTTCGACCCTGAAGACGGCCTTCCCTGTTTCACTGAGGCCGACATCCCAATGCTCAAGACCAAATCGGGTGCTGTCCTATCGCGCCTATCCATGCAAGCGGTCATCATCAACAACCTCGACAACAAGGCTGATGAGCGCTTGGGAAAAGACTCCTCGGTATTGGTGAAGCTACCGGTACCGGCGGCTTCACCCGGGGCCACCCAGAGCGGAGATTCTATTTCGAGCTAGCCCGTGAACTAGGTGGCATGACGGTGGGGGAAATGCTTGAGCGCATGGACTCATCTGAGTTGTCGGAATGGATGGCTCTGTACCGGATAGAGACAGCCGAACGGAAGAGCCGTGAGCCCGGTGGCGGTTCCACCACCACCTTCGGATCAGGGAAGGGGACGCCATGACGGTTGTAGCCGACGTACTGGCCCGCTTCCGCACTGAAGGTCTGACTGACGTGAGCAGTCAGGCCACTGCCACCGCTGACAGCCTGGGCCGAATGGGTGATCCGGCCCAGGCTCTCCACGGGCATCTCTCCAACGCTGGCGATGCTGCTTCAGGGCTGAGTGGGAACCTGGGGGCGGCGGGTGGTGTCCTCGACAGCATCACCGAGAAAGCTCATAGTGCCGGTGGTGCTATCAAGGAGATCGCTGCTTCCTTTGCTGGAGCCGCTTCCTTCGGTGCCCTGCTCGATATGGCCACGCGGACTACGGCCGAACTCCAGACTCTAGGGGTCCAGTTCAACTCGACCTTTGGCGCTAACGGGGCCGAAATGCTGCAGAATGCTGTGACCTATGCCAATAACTTCGGGCAGTCCATTGCCTCGGCGGGGGCAGCCTTCTCGACATTCGGTCAAGCCACCCGGGGCGGCGTAGAAAACATCAGCAAGGACATGAAGGACTTTGCCGACATTGCTGCCGGGACCGGCTCCACTGTCGACCAAGTGTCGTCCTCTATCTCGAACTACTACCAGTTGGTGCAGAGGCTAGGCGGTTCTGGCGGTTCGGCTTCGCGTTTCGCCACCACTCTGCTGGAGCAACACATCATCGATCCGGCGACCTACAACGAGTTGCGCATCCAGGCCAATAAGGGAGCGACGCCGAACCAACTGCTGAACGACATCTTGGGTGATGCCGAAAAGGAGTATGGCGGGGCTGGGAAAGCGGAGGCCAATACCTTCAGTGGTCGACTGCAGACCTTCAAGAACATTTTCTCCGAGAGTGCTTCTGGGGCACTGTCGCCCATCACTGGCGGCATAGGCAACATCCTTGGTGACCTGAGCAAGGGGATGCAGACTTCGAGCTTCAAGACGGCTGAGACCGATGTCGCCTCATTCATCAGCACCATAGGTAGAGGCGCCGAGATCCTGTTGCCCTTCGTGAAGAGCATGGCTGACATCGGGCTGGCTCTCGGTGAAGTGGTGAGCAAGAGTTCGATACTACGTCCGGTGATTGAAGCTCTGGTCGCTGCCTTCATTGCTTTCGAGGCCATCAAGATCGGCAGCAGCTTGGCGATGTGGGTAAGTAGCCTCGCTCAAGGCACCACGTCCGGTATGGCCATGCGCCAATCCACCATCTCTCTCACCGATGCCATTCTGGCGCTGAACGAAGCTCTGGCCCAGAACGCCCAACTGATGAGTATTGATGCTGGGGTCAGTAGTGCCGCCGTGGAGGCCAACGTGGCCAAGACGGCGAGCGTCAGCACCCTAGCGGCCGGTGAGGTGGGGCTGGCTCCGGCGACAGCGCTCGGAGGGGAAGAGGGAGCGACGGTCGGCGGTAGCGCACTACTCAACGGGGATCTCCTCGGCGGAGGAGTGGCCGGGGGTCTTCTGGCTCGCGGTACCGGTAGCCTCCTGACGGCGTCACCTCTGGCCGTAGGGGCCGGAATAGGTATCGGAGGGATGCTTCTCTCCGACGTGGTCGGCGGTGCCGTTGGTGGCTCGTCCGGCTCGACCATCAAGACCGTCGGTTCGGATGTCTCGATAGGGGCTGGAGTCGGCGCCATCGCCGGTAACGCCATTCCCATTCCTGGAGTGGGCATGGCGGTTGGTGCCGCTGTGGGCGCTGCTCTCGGTGGTGTCGTCGGCCTCATCACCAACCATCTTCAGAATGCTTCCAACGCCGTCGCCTCTTTCGCTGATGCCGTGAATGCTGCCGCCAAAGTGCAACAAGACTCCGGTGGGTTCTCTACGGGCACAACCGCTACCGATGTGACGGGCAACGTGAAGGCGGCTCGCTCAGAAGTCAGTGCCTCTTCAAGTGCCGACTATCAATACGCGCGTTCACACGGATACGCATCTGACCCGAGTAACTTCGAGATAGCCAATCTTCCTGAATCCCTCAGAGGATCTCGCACCGCTGCCAACCGACGACTCAGCAGCTACGAAGACCAGCAGTACAACGCCAACGCCAATCTCGGTGTGATCCAAGCCGAAACCGGACTCTCCCGGGGCCAAGCCAGTAGCTTCGCTCAGAGTAACGACATCAATATCACCCAGAATCTCAACGGCAACCTGCAGAACCTCACCGCTGCTATCCAAGCCTTTTCGGCCAAAGGTGGTCTCCAGCAGTTCAACGCCGAGCAGTACTCGAACATTCTCTCCACCACCGGCACGGTGGCTTCAGGAGCGGCCGGAGAGTCGAGCTTCAACCTGGACGCTGAACTCTCAAAGCTCACCGGGCTGAGTGGTCCGGCTGCCTACAGCCAGTTCTCCAAGCAAGCCTTTGCTTCAGGCATCAATCTCAGTGAGTACGGCATCAACCCTCAGTCAGCAGCCACCAACCAGATGACCTCAGGGCAAGCCGAAGAACTCAACTCGCAAATCGAAGCGACCCAGCAGTTGCGTGATGCCTACAACGCCTTAGGGCAGGCTGAGTTCGCCGCTACCCAAGCCGCCTTCGGTCTAGCCCAAGCCGAGTTCTCTCTCGGCCAAGCTCAGTTCCAACAGGGGGAAGCTGCCTTCCAGGCCGGTCGCGCCACTCTCTCCATGAGTGTGGCCATGACGACCCAAAGGGATTCTCTCTCAGCCGTCAACACGGCCATCACCTCTGGCTACCTTCCGGCCAACTACAACGTGGCCGCCACCATGGAGCAGATCACTTCTCTCTCTGCCGGGCAAAGAGACGCCATCATGTCCGAGGTCTCGGCCTACAACGCCGTGGAAGCGGCTATGTATCAAGTCAACGCTGCCGGACAGTCTCTCTACTCGACCTACACGCAACTTTCGGGCAATGTCCAGGTCGCTCAGGCCAACATGCAGGGCTACCAGAACACACTGGGGCAGACGCTCCAAGGGGTGAAGGCTTTCCAGCAGGCCCAAGAATCCGAGTCGATGGCCAGTGCCGCCACCTCGATGGCTATGGCCCAACTCCAGTTGGCTGGCTACTCGACCTCGTCGCCCGAATACATCAACGCCCAACGCCAAGCGGCCATCGAGCAGGCCCAGTCCACTATCACCACTTCGCAGAACACCCTCGGGCTCGGTAACGAACAGTTTCAGATCAGCCAGGCCCAGATGCCGCCACCGCAGTCCTTCCAGGCCATGTTGGCGGCAGCCCAAGGTGTTGGTGCCCTGCAAGGCCCTCTCTACTCAGCCCAGCAGGCTCTGGCGGCCATCACCCCGGCTTACGATTCAGCCAACACTGCTCTGCAAATCCAGAGCCAGCGTAACCAGGCCCTCACCTCAGCCCTGAATCAGCAGGCCTCAGCTGACCAAGGGGTCATCACTAACTTCGACAACATGCGGACGGCCAACAATGCACTACTCACCTCCACCAACGGTATTGCTGTAGCCGAGAACGGGATCGCCACCGCCCAGAACAGTGTGAAGACTTCGTCTCAAGGGATTGCCGATGCGGCCAACAACCTAACCACGGCGGCCAATAACTTTGAGGGGAACTTCTCCACCCAGGTGGTCAAGGCTTTCACGGCCATGACCACCAACATCAACACCATTGGCACCGATACCGCCAAACTCGGTACCAAGTTGGTCCAGACCTTCGCTCTGCTGAACGCCGAGGCTGAGGCGAACGCCAAAGCAGCAGCGGCCCAAAAGCCCCAGTATCAGCAGTACTGGTCGTCGGTAGCGGCGGGGGAGAGTGCCCTTGTGGGATCGGCTGGCAGCCTCTCTCAATCTCAGTTGAACGCTGCCGTCGCTGTCGCCTTCGGCAACGCCCCCCACTTTGCCGAAGGTGGTCTCGTTCCGGGTTCTGGCGCCATGGTTGCTGTCGTCCACGGTGGTGAAGGGGTCCTGACACCGACACAGATGGGCAGTCTGAAGACAGCGCTCAGCAACATTGGAGTGACCATCACTCCAAGCATTGGGAGTAGTAGTAGTGCGATGTCTTCGGGCGGGGGTGGGGGAGTGACGGTGGCTGACGGCGCCGTCCAGGTCCGTATTGACGTCAACGGCTCCATGCTTGGTAGCGAAGGAGAACTCCAGCAGACAGTGGCCACGACCGTGAACGAGGCTTTTATTGAACTCATTAATCAGATGAACGGGAAGTAGAGAGCGCGATGAGCAATCAGGTAGTCACGCTCTGGCCTCAGGTCGATGTCTATGTCGGCAGTGGTGTCCTGTACTCCACCGCAACGATCACCGGGGATGGCTTTCCCTTTACTGCTCCTGAAGACAACCTTGTCATTCCGGGGACGGCTACCGCTCCTACTACAGGGCCCTTCCCGGGTCAGGGCTTCCATGACCTCCTGACTCCCCCCTCTTCGCGCAACCTCATGGCGATGGAGAACCATACCACCAACGGCGGGGATGGTCCCATCTGGTTCGTCTACGAAGGTGGCTTCAATCTCAACGGCATGACCTGGGAGGCTGTCCTCGGTCGGCAAATCCGTAGCGTGCAGACCAATCTCCTCTTCGGCTACGACGGTACTGACGCTTCCAACCCTGGCGGCCCCGGGAATCTATTCTTCCAACTCTGCTTCGGCCAGTACAACAACTTCATTCAGATTAACGTCGACATTCCGAGTTCGAGTCTCATCGCTGACTCCACAGAGAATCCTCCGGTGGGGACAACGGCTGGCTATGTCGGCAGTCTCTGTACCGCCAACGGCTCGCGTGGATTCCTCTACACCGACTTCATCCCTGCTGGACACGGAGGGGACCAGAGCATCTTTCTGAGTCTGGCTGTCTCCAGTGGTCAGCAGATCGACTTCACGAGTGCTGCTCTCAATGTTGCCTACAACGATCCTCCGAGCGCCCTACCTTCCATCCTGGGCCTGTCGAGTGGAGTGGTCCCTTCCCTAGCCCCCACTATCTCCTGGAACTACTCAGACCCCGAGAGCGATAACCAGGCCATCTACCGCGTCGTTATCTTCAAGGCCTCAACAGTGGCCGCCTCCTCCTTCCCCCAACTCTTCACCGCCGACGCTAGCCAGACTGTCCTCATCCCCTCTATTCCTAACCCTCTCGCCAATCCACAGCTTCTCGGTAGCCCGATCACTCTCCCGCTCACCGTCGTCACGGGCACTAACGACACCTTCAACACCGTAGGCGAGCCCTGGACGATCGCTGCTGGCACTTATACGACAATGGCTGAAGTGGCGTTGGCTATGGCTGCTGCCCCCGGGGGTGGAGCGGACTTCGGTTATTACATCACCCCAACCATTTACGGCAACCGTCTTCTCCTGGTCGGCACGGCTTCCTATACCCCAACCAGTCAGTCCGTCACAGCTGGGACAAATGATGTTGCTGCTGACCTTGGCTTCGGTGGCTCTGGCACCACGAACTTTAATAACACTCCCCAATCGCCTACCGGCATGATCTACGACTCCGGGCCCATTACTTCCTCCGTCACCGCCCTCACCGTCCCCACAGGCGTCCTCAACAACTACGCCGCTTACACTGTCTTCGTCCTCGTATCCGACACCGGTTCCTCCGGCCGCTACAACACCGTGCTCGGACGCGGCATCAACACCACTCCGATCGCCATCACTGCTGTCTCTGTGGCCAACCCCACCCACATCACTGCTGCTGGACACGGCCTCATTACCGGAGATGCCGTTGTCATCGCCGGGACAACCACCACTCCTTCGATCAATGGCACGCAGGTCGTCACCGTCATTGACTCCTCCCACTTCACCATTCCGATTCATGTCACCGCCGTTTCGGTTGGTACCGGCACTGTCACCAACCAGCCTCAAGCCAACGTGGGCCTCGACTTCCAGACCGCCGTCGAGCCCACCCTCATGCCCGCCATCGAGTTCCCCACCTCCCCAGGCTCCCCCTCCCTGGCCTTCGATCCCAACGCTGGGCGTATCGATGACATCGTTGTCCGCGCCCGTCTCAATCTCCTCACCACCACCGACGCCGACTTTGTCCTCTCCACCGGCAACTGGGCCATCACCTCCGACTCGACCGGCTCCCCCTCTGCTCCGGCCTGGACCAATGAGACTGTCCCCGGTGGCCTGACCGAGAGGGTCATGGTCATCACCGCTGTCTCCTCCGGCGGTACGGCTGGGAACTACTCCATCGGCGCCCACTCCGGTATCGTCACCGTCTCGGCCGGAGAAGTCCTCACCGCCGAGGCCAAGATCAAGAGTCCGGTCTCCACTCTCCCCTTCGCGCGCGTCGGCATCGAGTTCTTCTCTGACGCCATTGGCACCACCGCCGTCGGCCCGACCGTCTACTGCTCGCCCCAGTCCATGGCCCTCAACTCCTGGGTCAAAGACTTCGTCCAAGCGCGCGTGCCCAACGGGGCCATCACCGCCCGGCTCAAAGTCCTCGTGGCTGGAGCCAACGCCAGCGAGATGGCCTACATCTTCGAGGCCTCCATCGCCATGGGGGTCATCAACCTGCTGGACGATGCCAGCTTCGAGCAGTCCGGCTCCTCGAACGCCTCCTTCTGGGAGGACTTCAACGGGACCGTCACCTTCGTCGACATCCCGGGTGCCTCCTGGCCCTCAGGAGACCAGAGCGTCCAGCTGACCAACCCCGGGGCCGTCACCGCTCAGGTCATGACCACGGCCGCCCTGGGCGTCCTCACGGGCGGTATCAGCCTGCTCGGCTCCGTCGACGCCCAGCTGGTCTCTGGCGTGGCCACGGCCTCTCTGGGGGTCATCTGGAACACCACCTTCTCCGTCCCGACCATCATCGCCCTGACCTCGGCCTGGAGCCGCCTGGCCTTCCCCTTGACCGGCTCGGCCATTGTGGCAGCTGCTGGAAGTGATCCGGCCCACATAGCCATCGAGTCAGCCACGACCGGGGCCTCGGTGGCCAACTTCGACAACATCCAGCTGGAGATGGCGTGGCCCTTCATAGGGGGCTTCCTGGTGCCGCTGGCGGGCAGTCCCATCCCGACCTCGGTGGCCCTCGGCTGGCCCACCGGGGTCGATCTCAGCTGCACCTCGGCCACCGGCTCGGGCACGACGGTGGTCACCACACCGACCGCTCACGGGCTCGTGAGCGGCACCCAGGTGACCATTGGTGGCATGACCGGCTCCGGGGCCACGCCGGTCAACGGCACCTGGACGGCCACCGTCCTCTCCTCGACCACTTTCTCGGTCCCCGTCACCACGACCGGGAACGGGACCGCCGGTACCGTCACCTCCATCACCGGCCAGTTCTGGCAGCGCGGCGACTCCAATGGCGGGACCTGCACCATCGACAATGTCGTGCAGCAGCCCTCCGGGGCCCAGTCACTCAAGTCGGTGGTCAGCCCTACCGATGGCCCGGCGAGTATCGAGCAGATCTTCACCGTCTCCGGTTGGCTCTCCTTCCAGATCCAATGGTACGAATCGGTGCAGACGTGTGGGACCTCGGTCTGCCAGCTGGAGTTCCGCGACTCGGCCGGGGTCCTGCTCTCCCAAGCCTTTGTCTCGGACGCTGTTATCTCGCCGCTGACCATCGACACCATGACCGGTACCGCCGTGGGCGAGCGCGGCACCTTCACCATCAATGTTCCAGCCAACGCCCAACGCTGCCGCATCTCGTTCATCAATACCAACGACGGCGGTGGGGTCAATACCTCGACGGTCTGGGTCAGTAATGTGGTCATCACCCCAACCGGGAACCTGGCGACCTCGACGCCATGGATGGACGGTGGTTGGTCGGCTGGCGGCTATTCACAGAACGGCACCGTCCAGGTGGGACTGCAACGTTCACAGGACTTGGTCAACTGGGCCTTCGTGCGCCAGCCGCCAAACCCGGCCTCCCTCGACGTCGCTGTCGTCGGCCCCAACTTCGAGAATGACTTCACCGACTACGAATACCCGGGCGGCACGCGCTCGGTCCCGCAGTTCTTCTACTACCAGGCCATCGGGCTGTACTCGACCGGTAACGGGATGATCCAGTCCCCGCTCGGACAGATCATCGAAGTGACCAACCTGCAGTCCTTCGCTCCGACCGAATGGATACTCGGGGACCCGCTCTATCCGACCTCGAACATCTTGCTGCAGGTGAAGAAGGCTAGCTTCAAGACAGCGGAGAATCAGACGGTGCTGATGCCCGCTGGCCGTGGCCGCAAGGTAGTTATGGGGGACACGCAGATATTCGGTAACACCATCACTCTCGAACTACTCACGATCACGCCCAACGACTACACCCTACTGCAGACTCAGTACCTGAAGGTGACGCCACTGATCCTGCGCTCGCCTGATGGTGAGTTCTGGTACGTGCGCCTGACTGACCGCTCGCGCGAACGCGTATGGACCGGACCGCGCAACGCCTACCGGACGTACTCGCTGACCATGGAAACGGTCGATATCGTCCCGTGAGAGTCTGACCGATCTACCATGTTTCCCTATCCCAGCGCGCGATTCGCGGCGGCTCTCCTCTATAGCCACAACGTGGCCATCAAGATGGAGATCTGGCAGTCCGGTGCCACCGCTCCCTCGTTCACCCTGGTCCAAGTGGACGACATGTTCTCGACCACGGCTCCACTGGTGCTGGTCGACGGCAGTGTCACCTATGACAAGACCTCTGACCAACGCGGTCAGTGTACGGTCACCGTCGTCAGCCCGGATGGCTCCATGGTGCCGAAGCTACCCACCGACCTCATCACGCCTTGGGGCAATGAGATCCGCCTCTACCGCGGCATCTACTATCCGCCACAGAACGTCTTCGTCCCCTCTTCTCCCAACACCATCCCGGCCATCCTCAACCAGTCCGGCATCGTCATCCCCTCTTTTGTCGACGGTATCTGGGAGGCCGGTGAGTTGGTCAACGGTGGCCTGCGGATCGAAGGCAGTCTCACCTACGACGGAGTCGTCTCGGTGGTGGATGACTACTCGGAGTACGTCCCCCTCGGCGTGTTCCGCATGTCCAAGGTGGAGATCGACGACCAGTCCGGCGTGCCCAAGATGACCATCACCGGCTACGACCGCTCGCGCAACGTCTCGCGTAACGTGGTCCAGTACTACTGGCCGGACTTCAACACTCAGTCCCTCATCCTCAATCAGCCTTGGGCCAACATGATCCAGGTAGCACTGTCCGATCGTTGGTCACCCATTCAGTTCGACGGTACCGTCACCGAGTGGACTGCACTGCAGAACGATCCCACCAACCAGACCATCCCCAACTTCCTACAGTCCTTCTCCGAAGGTAGTGACCTCTTCGATCAGATGCGCCAGTACGCTCAGGCCGCTGGCTGCGACCTCTCCATGACGCGCCAGGGGATCTGCTCACTCTACAAGGACCCCAACTTCGTGAACATGCAGTCAGGGTCGGGACCCCCGGTCGCTACTTTCGTCGAAGGCGCCACCGCTACTTTCGAGGAAGCCAAACGTACGCTCGATGACTCGGTGGCCTACAACCAGGTCATCGTCTATGGTGCTGGCGACATCCTGGGTGTGCCGCTGTTCACCTATCCGCCGAACGGAACGCCAGCGGTCGACAACGACGAGAACTCACCCACGTACATTGGCGTGCCGACCCTCGACTCCTCGGGCAACTACTCGTACTCCGGTGGCAGCGCTTACGGTGTCGTCACCCACATCGTGAACAACAATCTGCTGACGACCATCGAGATGTGCCAGAACTTCGCCAGCTTGCAGCTGGCCATCGATATCGGTTCCCAGGAGGCGGTCGACCTCCCGGCTTCGGCGGTCAATCCCTGTATCGACGTCGATGACCTGGTGGCCGTGCAGAGAACGCGCATCGGGATCTCGGCCTCGGTCGGTTATGTGGTGAGTAACACCCAGATCCCGTTGATGGCCACCGCTAAGCAGACCATGTCGGTACGCGAGAAGAGGAACCTGACCTTTGTGTGACAGAGGAGACCTATGAGCAACTTCCCCGCTATCAGACAGGTAGTGACGCTGCTCGACGACATGCGGCCACCGACCACGCAGAAGGGCAAGTCGCGCTCGGCGCCCGGCACACTCGAAGTGCGCATGGGCTTCATCCCTTACACCGATCCCAAAGGGGTCATCAGTGGGCGCCCGATCAATACCAATGCTGCCGGGGAAGCGACCATGCCCCATTCGGTCAAGGTAACTGCCGGACAGGTGATGTCAGGGACCTTCACGCTGAACGTGGAGGCCAATGGGGATAGCCCGGCGACGAGTGCCTTCACCGGCTCGGGCAGTCTGACAGTGCCGGTAGCTGGCGGCCCGCCGGTCACCATCACCTATGGCACCAAGTCGGGGACGAGCTTCGGGGGCTGCACGGGCGGCGGTGGAGCGGTGACAGCGGCCGGACTGGTGGTCCAGGGGATTGGAGTGCCCCTGCAGTGCATCCTGGCTCCCGGGACCGCCCTGGTCGTCTTCGGGCCCACCTCGAACTACGGCGTCCCCTGGCCGGTGCAGTTCGGGCCACCGACCACCCAGAACGTCACCCCGCCGGGCTACACCTATCCGGGCTCAGCTGTGATCTGCCTCTCCCAGCCGCCCTATCTCTTCATCCTGGGGAACATGCCCGGGGCCTAGGTGGCACACGGTAGTGTGGACCTTACCAGTGTGCCTACTGATCTTGGAGGACCGAGCGTTGAGCGTTGAGAGACTCTGTACCGATTGCCGAAGTCCAGGACCGTTCCCCACCCTGGCAGCGCTGAAGTGTACGCGCTGCCGGAAGAAGATCGCCAAAGGTCGGGGGGAGTATCTGCGTGGGTATGACAGGGCGCGTAAGAGGGCGATCAAGAGACTGATCGAGATGCACCCGCGCGTGTTCAGGAAGTTGATGGCAGAAGAGAGGACGCGGGGGGAGAAGAAGTAAGGAGCACGCGGTGTTGATCTGTCATGACTCGGGTACCTCAATCTTGGGTGGGTCGAGCCGCCAAGACACCAAGCGGCCTGGGAGTAGGACAATCTCCCCCGACTGCCACCAGCGGCGATAGAGCGCCGAGGTCATGATGGCGTTCTTCCGGGCAGCCTCCGCTGCCGTGTAGTGGTCGAGCCGGCGCCGGTGGCCTCGCAACTTGAACGTCCTCAGACGTAGGCGCCCTATTCGGACAGTCCGAGTCTTGACAGGGGCCAATGTGCCCGTTGCCATCTGAACTTCAGCTTCCTCACCTGGGTTGTCACTCACTTCACTCCTCCATCCAACACGCCGTAGGCCGTACATCTGCGGGGATCGGCCCCCATCCAGCCTGGTGGTTGTAGCCGGTCACAGTGCCCCCGGCGAGGCCGAGGTATTCGCCATTTGGTGCCCACCGAGCGAACGGGTTGTCCCTCATATCGTCTAGTCGTCGGACGCCGCACCAGTCACAAAGGCCGTCCTCCTGGGTTGCCTCTTTCGCACAGGCCACGCCGTGCCAGACGCATCGACATGCCACGGCTAGCGATTCACTCACCCAGTGCCTCCAGAGCACAGTTGTCAGGGCAACAGAAGTGGAAGCCACGGAGTTTCCCGGTCACCTTGCAGAACGACCAGTAATGGCCCTGGTGGTTATTGCCGGTGTGCCGATGGCATCGGGAGCACACGTTGCTGTAACCGTCACATGGCCCTTCCTGGCACCACTCGCACCGTGTTTCTTCTGTGATTGAATCCCCGCTCTCTACAGGTTCTTGATGTGTTTGGTCATTCATTGCTCATGGCTTTCTCAGCACCCAAAGAGTGCTGTGGTTACGGCGAGCGTGACGCTGTGGCCCGGATTGCGGTCGGATGGACGAGAGGTGCTCGAAACGGTCAGCCACACGGAACCCAAGCGACAGGGCGGTCGTCAGGGTCAGATGCGAACCCAGCCACAGGGTGTCGTGGGTCCAGACGTAGTCCTGGCATTTCACCAGAACGACCCCTTTCCGCATTACCACCCGAAAGCACTCCATCAGGCCCTTGTCGATGTTCGCTTGTACTTCTCCTGGTGTCGTGGGTGCATCGAATAAGCCATACCGCTCACGCACGTCGGGGAGGGTCGTTCCCCGGCGCATAGCGACGTAAGGCGGGTCGAAGGCAACGGCCTGGAACTCCTCTGGCCCGTACCACATCGCCCGAAAGTCCCAGCCATCAGCGGGGTCAGGGCGGTGGAGCGTCTTTGGCTTCCATTCCGTCCACCAGTTTCCCAGACCCCAGGTGGCGTCGAGCGTCTTATCATCGGGGCTCAGGTAGCCGAGTTGGGCGACGGCAGCAATCAAAGCACCGTTGCTCGTCCAGTGAAAGGCTCCGAGAACGTCAGCGCTCATTGTGGCTCCCGTCGTCCTCTATGCGGAGTTCATACATCTTTGACCCCAGCCCCGATGATGGTGGCGTTGTGGGCCGTTACCATGAAATCGTCATTCATACACTTGTCACCAGGGAGGGTCACCAGGGTCAATCCGACCTCTGACCGCATCCATTCGGTAAGAACAACATCCAGATAATCCTCGGGGGTGGGCTCGCCGTTCTCGGCCCAGATGGCGGCAGACTCGGGAAGGTCGTCGGCCCAGATGCCGTCTACCGCAATCGTCAGTACCAGTTTTTTGGTCGGCTTCGGCTCAGTTGCCATTGCGGTCACTGTCCTCTCCTGGCTGGTCCGTGATGTTGACCATTTTGCGCGTGTGGTCCACAGTAACCACCCGTGCCATTTCAGCGCCTGGCACCTTTACACTTTCACCGAGTTGAGGGGCTCTGTCATCTGTTGCCATCGTGGCTCCTGTCCTCATCTCCCACGCTTGTTGACCCGCCTTCCACCATCTGCCTCTGCTGTTTCAGGACCCACAGCTCCTCGTCGTAACGACAATCGCAGGGTGCGCCGGGGCTTTTTTTCGTCTTGCACCAGCCGTGGTGCTGGCCGTAGTTCTCTAAGACGCTGATCGCTTGATTGACGGTAGAAACAGCCAGAGCATGTTGGATCTTTAGTCCATCCTCACGAGTGGCCATCGTTGCTCCTGTCTTTCATCTCCTACGAGTTCTAACCTCATGGCTGATATGCGGCCACATTATTGGCGGTCGACCCTACAATCGTCGCCCCGCTCAGCACGTCCACCGGACTCAACACATTCCCTTTGCTGCTCCCATCACCAACGGCCCCCAGCCGGTCGCTCCCACAGGCCCACACGTTCCCGCTCGTATCGATCCCGTAGCTCGTATACCCACCGGTCGCCACACTACTCAACGTCACTCCGCTGGGCAGCGCCGTGAAAGCCTGCACCGGAGTCGAGTTGGTGGCCGACTGTGTCCCGTTGCAGAACTGGCCGAAGGAATCATTCCCCCAGATGTACGGCACTCCACTGCTCAGCATGGCGATGGCCTGACCGTTGGTGTTGATCGAGCCTCCGGTATACACCTGCGTGGCCACGCTTCCACTGGGCAGATTCACCTGCACCGGCACGTCGCTATTCGTCGTCGTCCCGTTGCCCAGCTGGCCCCACTCGTTTTGGCCCCAGTCCCACACTTGGCCACTGGTCAAGATGGCCGACGACGTTGTCTCCCCGGCCGAGATCTGAGTCACCCCCGTCAGCCCGGTCACACTCACCACCGTGGTGCTATTCGTCGTCGTCCCGTTGCCCAGCTGGCCGTTGCTGTTCCCGCCGCACGCTTCCACCGTCCCGCTGCTCGTCAGGAAGATCTCGTGGTCACTACCGCCTGCCGTCGCTGTGACCCCGCTCAATGGCAGCAGGGTCGGACTGTGGTGCTGGGCGGTGTTACCGAGACACAGCTGGCCACCGGCGTTGTAACCCCAGCCGTACACCGTGCCGGTACTACTGACAGCGAAGTTGGTGTCTTGGGATTCACCGATGCTCACGATGGTCGGCAGTCCCGGGACCCGAACAGCAGCGGCCACATGGTTGACCGTGTCGCCCTGGCCGAGAGCCCCGTGGGTCCCGAGGCCCCAGGCGAACACATTGCCGCTGGAGTCGAGAGCGATGCCACTGGCGTTACCGACGGCCATCTGCACGATGCCGCTGAGTCCACTGATCGGTGTGGGGGTGTCGCTCTCGTGTGAGTCTGAGACGCCAACGGTGACGAGTGCTCCCCAGCGTTGGCCGGTCGGTGTCTGGGCGCTGGCGATGCAGCTGGATAGCCCGATGACGGCCGTAGCCGCTAGGACAGCAGTGATGATGGTCCGTTTCATGATGGTGTTGTCTCCTTGTTTTCCTGGTGGGGTTCTGAGTTTTCGAGTACGCGGTCGCGGTGCTTGGCGCAAAACTGAGCCTGGATCTCTTCTCCATCGGGTAGATGCAGCACGATGATTTTTGACGGCTTGGTTCTGGCAGGGCTCGGGGTCGTCAGGTCGGCCGATGACGCGGTCGTTGCCCCTGCCCCAGCCCCAGTGGCAGCCGATGAGGGTATGGATCATGTTCTGGGCCTCGGGGTCACCGTCAACAATCTGCTTCATCTCTTTGATGCCCATGCGCTTCTCGGTCATGACGCACTCCTTTCGCGAGCAATCCTCAGTCCGTAGTAGTACCCATGCCGCAGCGAACAGAAGAAACCGTTCCCGTCGTAGCCGTAGCCCTTAATGAAACGCGCTCTGGGGAGTGGGTGGCTGCAGTAGAGACAGTTCGGGATCATCAATCACCACTCCCCAGAGTGGGCCCAACGAGCGGTGGGAGCATGGCGCTTCTTCATGACCCGGTTGCCACACTCTTTGCACCATCCGAAGAGTTGATCCGACAACACTGACTCCTCGACCCGACCGGGATCTACTTTGGCCCAGTGGTCGAAGTCCAAATCGGATGCTTGCTCCCACGTCAAACGGATGGTCACGGCACCACCAACGCGATCCGGTCGTCGTTGTAGTACTCGCCGTCCTCGTAGTAGTAGTCCTCGGCGGCGAAGGGGTCGGTGTCCCACCAGTCCCCCTCTTCGCGCGACTCGTACTCGATGGCGCTGAGGGGGTCGACGCCAGCGCGGAGCCGCGTCATGACTCCCCCCGCTCTTTGCGGCAAGGGGAGCATGAGCACCCACGCCCATCCGGGTCACCGTTGAGCACCCAGATGGCATGCCAAAGGCATTCGCCTGTCTTCCAGATCCGTCGAGCAATGCGCTCGACCTTGTAGTCACTCCAGCCCTGAACGCTGCACCTCACGAGCTTCTCAGTCTGCTCGAAGGGCACACCCTGCGACTCGGGTGACGGGTTCGCCTGGTTGGTGCTGCCGTTTCGTAGGCAGGCAGAGCGTCGATCAAGGTCATCGGCCAATACCTGATCCGACTTCTCGTCCCAACGAAACCGCGCCTCGAACAGCTTGGCTGCCTTACTTGCCTGATTGGCCTTGATCGAGGCCTCTCGCGTCGCGTCGCTCATAGTCACTTCTCTCTCCTTCGGCCGGGCCCATCCCGAACCTTCCCCCATGTAAGCACACAACCGCCCTCCTTTATTCCAGCATCTGCCCGAGTTCTGCCACCTCCCCCCACCCCCCGGTTGACCTGAATGCCACCCATGTGCTTTGATGGCCTCGCGTCCCGCCGACGCACCCCAGGCGATACCGTGACCATCGCACGAGAGAGCCCGGCCACCCAGCCCCGAGGGGGGACAGGGGAGCCGGGCTCTTCTCGTTCCTATCGCCAGGTGCCCAGGAGACCCGGCCCCCTGGCCGCCTCAGCCGGGCAGGCCCCCACGGATGGGCACTGACCCTCTCCCGGGTGCCTGGGGCCACAGGGACCGGTCTCCTCTGAATCCGCTCGCTCGGGCCGAGAGGGACCCAGTCCACCCACTTGGTCTTGTGGCTCGGGCAGATATGGCCGATCTGGATGGCGCCGCGCGCGTCGATCGTGGCCAGGCACTTCGGGCACTGCCAGGTGGTCATGGCAGGAGGCTCCTGAGGCCCTCGACCGGCGACCCGGCGACGTAGGTGTCATCGCTCGGGTCATCGCTCGGGTGCCACTCGTCGCCGCACCGTCGGCAGACCCAGGAGTCGTCCCGCCAATCGAGGATGCCGTCACAGTTGTCGCAGTGTGGCTTCCTCTTGGTCATGGCACCTCCAATCCGTGCTCGTAGCAGACCCAGGCCAATGTATGGTCACCGCGGCCAATGTGGAAATCTTTCTGTAGCCCATTGGTGAACCCTTCTTCGTGGGTGATACACCGCCAGTAGCCTTCGTTCAACTCGCACTTGGTGGGCTTGACGGCATAGGTCTCGCCACTGATCACTGACACCTCTCCCACGCGCGCTTTGCGGACTCTTCCGTGTTCTGTCGCTTCCCACTGTTCTGTGTCAGGCATTCCCTCTCTCCGTTCCTTCGAGCCCAGCGTCTGCAGTCCAAACTTGAGCTTCTCGCACATCATCTCGGCACCGATCCGCGTACCCACCCAGAAGGTGATGGCCGAGCGGTCATCGTCCTCATCGCTGTGGTGCAGGGCCGGGTGACTCTTCAGATAGAGCCGCGCACCGTAGAACACGCGCTCGCTGCCGTCCAGCTGGATGATCGGCTTGGTCTCGACGATCTCCGTCTCGTTCGTAAGCTCCTCGTGGTAGATGTTCAGGCGCATCAGACAAACCTGCCCCATACCAGTTTTCCCTCACCGTCATGGATGTAAGCCGCCATATCAGTACCGTCCTCATCGGTGTCCTCGGTGAAAAGAGTGAGGTGATCGATGCAGACGTTGGGTCGCTCGGTGGTAAATACCTGCATCCTCTTGCCGTCTAACTCACCGTCGACGAAATCGTAGGTAATACACCATGGCCCCGTCTCTTCATCGAAACCTCTCTCTTTGCTTTGGAACTCTCTCACTATGGCTTTCCTCCTCTTCCGATCCTCACTGCGATCACCTCTCGATCCATCTCTCCGCGTAGCACGCGCGCGAAGTCACTCAGCCCACTACTGATATCCCGCTGCCTCCTCCCACTGTTGTCGCGCAGTGCCGCCGCCGGATGGTACAGCGGGAAACACCAGCGCCCTTTGCCTACTCCAGCTGGTATGGCGAAGGGCTTGCCCTGGATATCCGACACCTTGGCCTTCACCGTCTGCAGACTCTTCAGCGCCGTGTTGCCCAAGGTGACGATCCACTCCGGGTCGGCCAAGGTAATCTGCGCTCGGAGGTTAGGCATGCAGGCCATGATCTGTGCATCCTCCGGCGGCCCTTGCGCCCGGCAACAGCAGACATTGGCGATGAACATCTCACTGAAGGTCGGCAGTCCGACGTCACGCATGAGACGCGCCAGCAGCTGGCCGCTGGGTCCGATGAACGGCTGCCCACGCGCGTTCTCCTCGTAGCCGGGAGCTTCACCGAGGAGCATGATGGTGGCCGGAGCGCGACCGCGAAATGGAACCGGGGCTTTGGCAGACGCGCGGAGACCACAGGCGGTACAGTCGATGATCTGGTTGCGGACGCGGTTACGCTCAGCGGCCTGGAGAGCGAGGTCGGTCAAGGCAGTGGACCCCATACTGACCCTGGATCTTTCCGCTCCACTCCAGCAATCTCTGGATACGCTTCGTTGGCTCCCATCTTCAGGACAGATAGAGGCTTAGCGAAATAAGTCGCATTCCAGGCCTTAGTGATGTAAGCCTGCATGAGCGGGGGTTCGAGATGCCGTGTCCCTGAAGAGTTCACCATAGCGGTGGCTCTCAATGTGTGGGCTGGATCGCCCTTCGTTAGTCCGGTACCTTCAATCACTTGGTTAACGAATAGATCAGCCAGTCCACGATTAGCCCACGCCCCGAGGTAGAGAACAGCAGCGAAGCGAGATTTCTGGAAGTAACGGAATGGGATGCGGCGAGCATCATTGACATAGATCCCGAGATCGGGATGCCGCCGATAGATGTCCTCTATCTCGGAGCCCACGACTTTCCCGTGACGGCCCATATCGTTCTCCCACCGGAACACCTCAGCTGCCGTAGCACTAAGCCGAGAAGGTGCAGCGAGAATGGGAGTGCCTGTTTCCGTAGCCTCCATCGCTAAGACATCAGCACCGTTCCGAGGTGCCACCTGGTCTAAGTACTTCCTATCATCTGGGTCTATCCCCCACGTCACTGTCACAACAAAGCTGCGTTTGGTTGCCACGCAACTCTTTAGACGATGTTGACCGTCCCTCAGGATTCCGTCCCAGTCGTAGATAATAGGCTGACCAGTGAGTGCCCAGGTACTGAGGATCATTGCTCGTGCGTAGATGGCCACTATATTTGTTCTGACGTTACGATTGTGGATGTTGTATTCCTCAAGATGTTGAGCCGCCATCTCTGGGGTGATGGTGACTTCGGCATGCCATAGCTTCCCTGAAGATACGAACACCGCATCAGGGAACATGGCTTTGAGCTTTGCAGGATATGTAGGTGACACTTCTCTCTCCCTCTCTGTCTTAGGTGAAGCTGTGTCCATCCGGTTCCGGTGTCTTCACCGGACTACCCCTCCGCGCGAACTCCTCATCACTGACCTCACACAACTCCGTCAGCGCTGACTGCATGCTCCGCCCGCACTTCCGACAGCCAGGGCCCTCCATGGCCACGCCCTCACGCACCAGCAGCACGTTGACCATCGGCTTGCCCTCGTCGTCCTTCTCTACCTCACCCTCGCCGTCCTCCCCCTTTACCCTCTCTCCCGCTTCATCCAGCACCCAACGGAAGTCAATGACACACGGAATGTTCTGGACCATGATCCACTGGTGCCGGTACTGATCCTTCTGGCGGAACTTGGCCAGGTCGACGGCACCGTACAGCGGGACCACCGGTTGATCGGGTACCGGGAAGCCGACACCGATCGGGATGACGTTACTCTCTTCGTCCATGTCCATCAGTCTGCGGTCCAATCTGTTCCCTTGAGGCTCTCGGCACAGTCGAGACACACCCACTCACCGTTACGTCGGAACACCCAGTCCCCCTCGTCGATCGCTCCATCGCATCGCTTACAGTCACTCTCGAAACCTGACTGAGTGCGTGGTCCCTGTGGCAGATCGTGCTGGTTCTTGGCGAGCGGGCTACCCCAGCCGACGCCAGCTGGCTTGGCCTTTTGGGTGTTGCAGATAGCGCAGAACCCTTTGGTCATCTCGTGTATGCAGAGATCGGCTACCTCACCCATCATCCATCACCAGTCCTCCAGCCTCTTCGGCCGTCTCGCTGACCAGCGGACCGTAGGACGGTGGCTGCAGCGGAACGTGGCCGATGATGGTGATGACGCGTACGCCGGTGTCCACGAACCGTTTGGCATTCGGCATCCGGTTGTGGGGATTGCCCGTGTGGCCTTTGATGTCGATGTAGACGTTCCGGTCGAAGCGGGCCGGGGCGTCCAGGGTGATGTTGGCTACCTTGAAGTCCGGGGCGTTGACGATTTCGAGGACGGCGTCGAGGGCGGCGCGCTCTTCTTCGGGGGTGAGGATCATCCACCAAACTCCTTTGTCTCACTCATGAAAAGAACCCCTTTACCCTTGGGGCTGAAGTCAGCCTTGTAAGGAGGAATGGGTGGGCACTCCTCTTCACTATTAACCCCATCATGATGCCGAGCGTTAAGGTAATCGTTCAAGTCGATTCCACACACGAGGGAATGGTCTGATAACTGAGCACAGTAAGCGGCAGCGCAGAGAAGACCACAGAACTCTTCGGTCATGTCGATCTCGTCGGCAGCAACGACCCAATGGATAACGAGTCCACGATCGGCTACATCGAGAGGAGCATGGCAGTGAGCGCATTGGTTCACAGTCCGACCTCGTGACGCATTTGATCCCAGCCGGTGAAGTTCCCTTTGTGCCCAAGGTGCTTCACTGCACCGTTTGGCCAATGGTCGCACGGTGTGGCCACATGCTCCAACGGACTGGCATGGGCCGGAACCGCGCTAGTCAGCCGGTCGTACAACTCCAAATCCTTCTCGATGTCGCGTACGCCGTCATGAGTCAGGTAACTCACGCGCGCGCACCGAGCGGCCGACACTTGCTTCAACTCCTCCCAGTCGACATTCTCCCCATGGCGCATTGCTGAGTCCCTATAGTCCATAGGTTGAATAAACGGTAGGTGCCATAATGTCGGTTCGAGCAACTTAGGCTCTGACTGCTCGTAGGCATCCCGCATTGCCTCCGCCGCAGCGCGGATCTCCGGTTGCGCCATCGGGTTACACCGAAGGGCAAAGAAGTTCGAGAAATCTGTGGCGGATACGATGACTGTGTGCCACATGAACGGCTCCAGCAGCCGATTGGTCACTGACTTGTGGACTCCGAGCCTCGACAGCTTCTCGGCGTAGTCAGTGGCAGCATCCCGCGCCTCGATCCACACCGCTTTCGGGCCGCTCCAGTATGTGCCATCAGGACCCTGTAGCGGAATCTCATCACCGCCCTGCATCCCTGGTTGCTCAGTGGGCCACGACAACGGGATTGCCGGATCTGATCGGACACGTTCCAGTTGTTTCTTCACCGGTATAGCCCGGCTGCTCGCACTGTTCCGCGAGAATATCCGATGCGTGTTGAACTCAGCCAACACGAACCGGTGAAGCGTGACCTCCATCGTGGTCAGCCGATGTCCCGCCGGACTCACCGAATCCAATATCACCTTCGCACTGGGCTCAGTCATTGTTCATTGCTCCAATCACTTGCCAGACTTGCTGCCACTCGGTCGGCTTATACACGGCAATCTTTTTCCCCTTTCGGTTGAGGACGATGAGCCACCCCTTCTTGGCGAACTTCCAGCTGTAGCCGTTCAGGTGTTCACGAAGATTCGTGGTTCCCCCGAACATCGATCCACGATTTGGCTCGGTGCATTTGACCATCACACTGACACGCTCAGTCATCCTCCTCGTCCCTTCCGGCATCTCCCGCTGACTGCCAGGCTGCCTGCAACACGCGCCTCTTAGCTGTCATCCTCCGCGCGCGCGGCTTGGGCGTCTCCGGTGCAGCGGAAACACTCGCTGGGGCACTGTCCTCTCCGGCAGGAGGCTTTGGCGCTGCTGCCTTTCGCGTACCGCGTACGCGCGTTGGAGCCACCGGAGCAGGCTTCCGCTGCGCCAGAGTCGACCAGTCCATGGCCAACAGCGCCGGACCACAGACCTCACACAGCTCTGGTCGACTAGGACTAGTCATGGGCCTGTCTTCGGCAGTGATGGTGAGCGTCCTGATATCACCGGGCTGCATGCAGCTGTCACAGACCTGCATTGAGCACCTCCACCGTCTCCTTGCAGTCCTCACACACGAGGCGATGGACGTGAGGTGGTTGCGGGACGGCTACACCGTAGCGAACAATGTGATTACCCTTTACCTTGCTTTGGCACGGCTCCAAAGCGTTCTTATCCAAAATCCCTCCATTGACCGAGCAGCGTCCACCCTCTTTGGTAATGATTCCCTCCTCTGCCAAGGCCTTCAACAGCCGCAGTGGATCTTTCTTAATCTCGGCCACCAACTGGTGACAGTCGAAGCCAGTATATTGCCTCCCGTGCGCGTTCCACATCCGGTGGATCACGTCCAGGACCGACTCGATCACCGGCTGGCCTACATCCTTGTCTGCATCCTGACTATTCATCTCTCCCTCTCCCACTCTCTCCGTCTCCTTTGTTTCGCGTAGACGCGCGTAGCGCTACGGCCATATCTCATAGAGCACCACCAAAACTCCTCACGATCATCTCCGCGCGTCTCTTGCCAATACGCGGCACCTCCATGAGTTGTGCGACGGTAGCAGTGAACTCGATGGGTAGCTTGCCGTCAAAGTGATCGAAGATGGCTTCCGCTTGGGCCGGGCCTATACCTTCGATGGACTGCAGTAGGTGCGAGGCCCAGGCTTTGTTGGTGAGCACGCCCCAGGAGTCGAGGTTGGAGGGTTTCGGTCGACGGTCCAGTGAGCGGTGTTCGCCCTTGGCCACCCAGCGGGCGATGGACTCGATGAGGGCGACGGTGTCAGCCGTGGAGGAAGAGTGCTCGACGATGATGCCGCGGAGTTGGACACTGCGGAGTTGGCTGCGGTACTGGGTGCGCGTGAAGCGGATGAAGCGGTGCGAGAGTTGGCCGTCCGGTGTGAAGTGGGGCTCGCCCTCGACAATGAGAATGGCCAGTTTGCAGTGCAGGAGTTTCTGGAGTTCGCGGGCCAGAACGCCGGATTGGATGGACTTGAGTAGATCGTCGATCTCTTTGCGCTGGATGCCCACGAAGCCGCCCATGGTGGCGTCGGTCCAGAAGACGTCGGCGCCGTGCTTCTCCGGGACGGAAGAGACGATGCCGAGGGACTTGATGAGAGCGGGTTCGGTGGGCGACACGAGAAAGTTCGTCACCGTTCGACTCGGCGGAAGCCATCTTCGGTCACGTCGATGGGCGGCCAAGTTATCGTGCTGATTCTTCGGCCGACAGCGTTCGACATGAAGGCTTCTATCTCCTTGGTCGGCTCTGCTATGTCGACTTCATCGGCTAGCAACACGGTCAGGGAAATGGTGACCTGCCGGTAGCCCTTGTCGTTGTCGATACGGAACGCTGTGTCGGTGAGGATGCCCGACCAGAGGATGCGACGTAGCGCACTGAGAAAGGGGATCACGCTGGCGGCCAGGTTGTTTCGGGCAGTGCCGGGCGCGGACAGTGCTTATCGCAGACGTGTCGCGCTGCCTCCACCACCAACTCGGCTACGTCCTCCTCGCAGACAATCTCCATGTACCGATGGATGAAGCGGTGCGGCAACACCTCTTGCTCGTCCTGGTCGCGCATGAAGTCCGAGCTCTGCCGCGAGGTCAACAGGCACTGGTAGTGCTCATGGTCACCGGGGGCGTCGCTGGGGGACTTGAAGTGGGCACAGAGGACCACCCAGTCGCCCGAGGCGATAGCGGTGACGGCATCGACCTGGATGACTTTGATGCCGGGCCCGGTCTCCCAAGGGGTAATGGGGTCGGGGCTGACGTGGGTGTGCCAGAGAGCTTTGTAGGTGACGTTGGCGATCTCTATGTCGGTATGAAGCTCCATCAGCACGCCGGGTCCTTGATGGCCAGAAGATCAGCCAGGTCCGGCACCATCTCGGGCCGGAAGCGGAAGGTGACCGAGACCTCTTTGGTTTTCTCGTTGGAGCCGTAGCCCGAGGAGTGGACGACCACCGATGGGTGCCCGGCTTTGACGAGAGTGCTCGGGAAGCCGAGGTTGGTGATGATCCGGGCCTTCACCACATCGCGTTCGGAGTCCATGGCGGCCTGCATCTCCTGGTGCCGCCGCTGGTCCTCTAACTCCAACGTCCGCTGGGCCTGGTAGGTCACATCATCGAGCAGCAGCTGGCCCGACAGCATGGTCTCGGGTATCCAGCGATTGCCCCAGTGCTCGGACTTCATGACGACGATGATGTTGGTGAGCCGGGGGGGATACTGCCGGGCCGGGTAACTGGGCTTCGGGCGCCGCTTGTTATGAAGCCGCTTGAGTTCCTTGTTGGCGTCCTCGACCGTCATCACGCATGGGCCGCACTCACCGTGGAACCGGACGTACTGACCCTTGGCCAGAACATAGACCGGCTGCAGGACGCTGAGTCCACCGCGTCGTCGCCAGTTGGTGCTGCCGGTCCAGTAAGTAGCCTCGGCTGGATCGGTGACATCAGTGATGGTCTTGATGGCGTCGTACTTCATCGCTCATCCTCACTAAAGCTCGGGGACATCACACAAGACCGAATGGTCATTGCGTGAGTGGGCGCCAGGATGTCCTGAACGGCCCAGTGTTGACGATCTCGGATCGCGTGTTCTGCCGTCTCGTAGGTGTACTCCAAGATCCGCAATACGCGCACGGTCATCGCTTGATCCCCACCGTCTTGAAGATCCGTCGCATAGCGCTGTTAGCGAAACGCGTAGGACGCGGATCTTGTTTGAGCTTGTCCTTCAGCCGGTCAGTGTCGTCAGAACAAGTGCCCATTACAGTGTTGGGTTGAAGGAGACAGCGAGTCCATCCCGTAGTTTCGAGAGGGCTGATGGCACGATGTAGTTCGTCTTGTTGAGTTGCTTAAAGAGGTCAGTCGCTTCATCCCAGGTAAGTTCGACCAAGATGTCAGGACGAGGACATGGTTGCTGGCTAACCCTCATATCCCGGCCTTGTCGAGGCGGTCCCATTCCGCCGCCAGCAACGCTCCCGCTTTCCGCAGATTCGTCCGCGCCACCTGTGTCGGCCGCCATGTCTCAGCCTGGAAGGGCCAACTACTGGGCACCTTCTCCACTAGACTCAGAGGGAAACCGGCCACCAGTTGCTTGGCGGCAGTGGCGTAACACAATGCGGCCGACACCAACTCGCCCTTGTCGTGTGCAGCATCGTGCTTGTCGTCGTACATGTGATTGAGCACCTGGTTCTGGCGCTCCCGGCGAAAGTGGTCAATGGCGTCCATCAGCGCTCCTTAGCGATCCTTGGCGAGTTCGGCATACGGGCTACTCAGACAGCGAGAGCATATCGGAAACTTGAGATGTGTAGGCCCACTGGTCCTCAGATCACCGCCGGAGTACAGGAGGCACCAGGTTCTCGGGAATCCTGAGCCTAAGCCCATGATGATGTGGCGGACGGCTCCCCATTTCCCGATCACCATGAGCGTGACGTCGAGAGGGAGATCGGCGTTGGTCAGCTGGCCGTAGGCGATGGGGTCAACCAGGGCGAAGACCGAGCTATCCACGCCAATACCTCACGCCAGCATCCATCCTGCTATGTCCACCAGATACTGCTTGGCGAAGTTAGGCATCATCTGCCCGTCAGTCCCCACCACCATCCCTTCCATCTTCTTCCTACTCCGGTCCTTGATCGTCACCAGGTCGTAGTTGTCCCCGATAGCCCCCTGCCACAGCACTGTTTGGAAACTGTGCGAGATACTCTTCTGACCAGCGGGCTTCACCCCGAACTTTCCGTACAGTGCTTTGTCCTCGCGCGAAGCCTTCTCACTGTTGAGCACATCGATCCCGGCCGTGCAGTACAAGTTTCCCGGCCCGTAGAGCAGCTTGTCCTTCAGGCCGCCCCACATCGAGTTGATGGTGGGCCAGTCCTTGAAGCCCTCGAAGCCCCCACGCTTCAGCTTGTTGTCGGCAGCGCCCTTGGCTGTGGTCATCTCCTTGCGTAGATCCAGCAGGTACTGGTCGAGATCCTTGCCGAAGATGACCTGAGTGAAGTGATCCTGTACCCATTGCCAGCACGGTGTGAGCAGGTCGACTATCAACCAGTCCTGGGGCCGCATCCTCTGCTGGTAGACATCCACCGCTTCGTTCAGCTGCACCCAGTTCCGCACCTGCGTCGACTCGATGTTCTTCGGCACTCCGGCAGTGTCCACGAGAAAGGGCCGGAGCAAAGGGTCAGCCAGCATCCTCTTCAGTGACTTGTCGGTGTCGACTGAGAAGAACATGGCATCCGACTTGGTCTGGGCGGCCAGGCGGGCCACGGTGAGAATGTTGAAGGTCTTGCCGATGCCAGCAGGACCGAACACCATGATTCGTTCGCCGTCGTCATCGAGGAAAGGGGGAGCGTGGAGAGACATCAGTCGGCATCGCTGGCTTCAACCACAGCCACTAGTGTGTGCTGGCCGTCCTTGTTCGTCTCGACAGCAGCACCGATGACCTTCTCGCTCTCGGTGAGGTGGATAACCAGATCCCCTCGATTGCTCTTGGCCTCGCTCTTCTTGATGTGTAGGTAGTGGCTCATTTCGCTCTACTCACTCTCGGGGTCAGCTTGCTACTGGTAGCAATGTCGGTGTACTTCTCTTTGCACTTCTCTTCGGTCATCCCGAGATCACGGGCCAGCCGATCCCAGTGCGTCATCGAGTAAGTGGCGTGGTACAACTCCAGCTTGAGTCCCACCCCCGGCGCCACGCCCTCTTCCTTGCCGAACAGCGTGGCGATCTTCGTGGCTGCTTCCGTCTTGTCCTTGTTGGCTTGGCTCTCACGCTGCTGGGCGTCGGCATACTCCTCGGCTAACTCGGTCACCTGATCGACGTCGGCCACGATCTTGCCCTTCACCTTCTTGGCCTCGGTCACCGGATGCTCGCGGAAGTACGGGCACGGATACATCTTGGTGCAGTCGACCTCGAACGGCTTCTTGCTCTTCCCGGCCACCATCTTCATGGCCGCCACCTTCAGTTGGGCCAGTGGCACCAGCCGATCAGCAGGCCAGAAGTCGACGATCATCTCACCATCGACCTTGTCGTAGATGGCCATCACCACACCGGAGTACCCAGGCACCTGGCAGTAAAACGACTGTTGCCAGTAGTACCCCGGGAAACTCTTGAGCCCCTTCTCGCGATACTGCTTCATCCCGCTCGGGGCCAACGCCTTGGCATCGATCACCAGAATGTCGTAGCCCGGTGATGGCTGGCCCTCAAGCTCCTCGACCGATTGCCCGCACACATGGGTAATGTCGATCCCATCCTCGGTCGTGAGCCCATCGACGTGCCCGCGTATGATGTCGCCACCGGGCAGATCCATCTCTACTGTCGACTGCTGCCCATAGACCTTGAAGCCGTACTTCTCTCTCAGCTGCTCCAGGATGATGGGCTCCATGGTCTTGCCCATATCGAATCGCTTCTGGAGTGCTGGTGGTGGAGGACTCGGGGTGACTCCCCGTCGCGCCAAGAGGAGAGCGTTAGGGCAAGCGGTGAAGGCGGCAGAGGCCCGGTAAACGAAGCGAGGACCATTGGGACCGACTTCCTCATAGACGATAGCGGCGTCTGGGTCGTGGGTGATCTCCTCGGTGATCGTCATGATGTTGCCGGATAGTGCGTCACTATCTCACCGCTCGGTACCCCCGGGTCCGGCAACGGCCCATGCTTCCTGACCGTCGACTCTACGAATCCCTGCATGGTCTTGAGCGCTTTGGCTAGTGCCTGCCGTCCGGCCGGAGTCTCCAGCCCTAGGACCTTGGCCCGGTGAATGTAAGAGTTCACCCAATCGGTGTATTCGTCCTCATCCTTGATGGCATCCTCCATCTCATCGGTCCACTTAGTCCGGGCGTACACCTCCTCACCTTCGAGCCAGTCGAGGACGTGTTGATGGACCATGAGGCTGCTAGCAATGGCGTCACTCATTTCGGCCCATAGTTGTACCGTTCGCCAGCTGTGTCCACAATCTGATATCCCTCGCCATATCCGGCCACCGGTTGCGCTGCCCCCGCTGGCACCGGCTCCCCCACCGCCGGTCGGTACAACAGCTGAGCTGCTGTGCGGCCGACAAAGTACGCCTGTCCGTTCGCTCCTTCGTAGTAGGGCGTGCCCGGCTCATTCCATATGGCTCCGTCCGTCGTCAGCAGTATCGCTGCTTCGGTCCCGGGCCAGACCAGGATGTCAGCCGGTGGAGCGCTCAGCTTCCAGTTCAGTCTCACGTTCACCTTGTTGCCTCCTTGTGGCTGACCGAGATCCTGCTTGGCCAGATTGAGAATCCCTTGCCGCTCGGCACTCCTCTGTGGGCCCGGGCAGCCCGTGTGGCCGCCCCAGGCCGGTCCACCGTCCCCATGGGTGATGAATCCGGGCATCCCCGGCGTGTCCACCACCACCATGGGAATCCCCGGGTACTGCTGCACGATCCAGGCGTACAGCCGCGCGAACGTGGCCACCTGTGCCAACGTCAATGGATCGGTGGGCTCACCCTCGGTCTCCACTGAGATGTAGGTGGAGTTGCCCGCCACTTGGGCCCAGGACTGATACAGCGTGTCGACGTACTGCTCCAGTTGGCCGTCAGCCATTCCGCCCTGGCCGTTACCGATACCGAAGTGGCTCGACACCTGATTGTTCGGATTGGCGAACTCGTTGAAGGGGTCCCCTTCCCCGGCGGTGACATGGATGACCACGCCGATGTGCTTGGACATGAGGCCACCGTGGGCGGCAACCGGCTTCTGAACGGCGAACGGGCACAAGCTCATTTAGATGCCACCTTTGCCGCTCGCTTGACCGGTTTCGGCTTCGGCACCAGTGCTTCGAGTTCCTTCACCCGGGCTCGGAGCCGGAAGTTCTCCACTACCAACTCCCGTCTCCGCATTGCTCCCTGCGGCTTCTCTCTCACGTTCGATCCTCTCGATCTCGTCCAGCAGTCGCTTAATCTCTTTGTCCTTAGCGTCTTGCTCAGCGATCTTCTGCAAGGTGGCAGCGGGCACGTAGTCGGGCCAGCGGTACTGTCCCGGGCCATCACCCTCACTGGTCCAGTGCCACTCGTTGGCGCGCGGCCGCATCACCTGGACATGGACACCGCGCTCCTCATCCACATCGAGCACCATGGCGGCCCAGTCCCTCTTGTCCTGAGCATGGTGGTAGTAGACGATGCGGCCCATTGTCGGTATCACGCGACCCTCCTTGTTCAACTTGTCAGGCATGTCACCTCTCCAACCCATCGAAGGCGTTCCCGAGAATGATGTCGGCCTCTGTCTGCTCTCTGACGATGCCATTACCGGCAATATCTTCCTCCTGGGTAGGCGCCTGAGGCTCGTTAATCACCTGACACTCCTTCCGCGCCACCACCCCGTATTCGGTCAATGCGTCACCACAGAACACCAACATCTCTTCACCAAGATCGCGAAGGTTGTCGTCGGGTCCAGGGATAACGATTAACTCGAATACGAGGCGGAGGCTGGCCATTCCTCAGCTACCGACTAATGCGTAGTAATACTCCGTGGTTCCGACACACTTCACAGCACCTTCAGGCAGTGGAGCGTCGGCATCTTTCTGGCGCAACTCCCACTCCCCTTCATCGTCGATGTGTTCGGGGTCGGGCGCCAGAGCTTTGCCGTCAAGGGGCATTACCCGCGGACCTCAGCCCACAGACTCCCGGGCCCGTCGTCCAGCAGTGTGCTCAACAGCGCATCGTCAGCGGCGATCCCGTCGAGGCCGAGCACCTTTTCCTGGGCGCTGGCGAAGTCGGGAGCTTCCTTGATGATGGCGATGGCCTGGTCCTTGAGGCTGCCTCCCCCACCATTGCCTGCGGCCTGGGCCTTGAGCCGGGCCATGGCTTCAGCGGCCGTCTCCCCGGTCGGGGCAGCAGCAGCGGCCGGAGCGGCCACACCAGCGGCCTCAGCGGCCACGGCACCGGTCGTACCGTCGACCACGCCGAGGAACTTCTCGGGCATGGGCTTCGGACCCTTCTGGTCCAGCCCTTCGTACTCGGCCTTCTCCCGCTTGACGTGGATCTTGAGCCCTACCCACGGAGCGGCCGACAACGGATGACCGCGCGACTCCATCAACTCCAGCAGGCCGAAGTCGTTGATCATGCGGTTCATCCACTTGCCGAGCATGGAGTTCTTGTTCGGCATCTGCTCCTTGCCGTCGTCGCGGACGATGGACTTGCCACCATCTTTCGTCTCCCAGTGCGACCCGGTCGACAAGCGCACTTCGGTCTCGGGCTGGTCCGGGTCGTTGGTGCGACCAGTGAGCGAGAGGAACAACGCCGTGCCGTCACCATACGCCTGGTCGTACTTGAAGCCCGCTCCACCGATCGTGAAGTCGAAGTCGTCAATGAGTCCAGAAGACTCATCCAGTTCTGTTCCCCAACCTACTGGGCTCATGAGCCCTCCTTATCTTGTTTGTGTGATGGTGTCCGATCCCGAACGCGGGAGCGCCGGGAACCTAGTCCGCGCGCGGTGTCGCGCGCAACGATTACGTCGGAAGTTTCTTCGTCGGCCAGAGTTCAGCATCGACAGCAGCGCGGTGAAAATGGTCAGCGATCTCTTGCAGACCCTCGATGCGCTTCATGGTTTCGGGGTCGGCCTCAGCGCCGAGAGAGAGCAGCACCTCGACGTAGCTCATGATGATCGAGGAGTAAGCGTGGAAGATCGGAGCGGAGGTGATGTCCTGCTTGCGGATCACCTCTGCGTCCTTAATAAGGAACTTGCCTGATGGCGGGTGGAACGTTCCTTCTTCCGTCCGTGGCCAGTCGTCAGGCACGGTGCCATTGAGAATCCAGTCCTTCAGCCCGACCCAGTCTTCCCACTTGAGTACCGCATATTTCGGCTCGCTCATATTCCGCCTCCGCTCCAGTCCAACGTTTCCTTCCACCACTCCGGCAGCAGGTTCTTCCCCTTCTTCCACACATTCCGCTGAAACTGAGCGTCCAGAATGTAGGTGTTATGAGCCGCGTACCCCTCTGCGACATAGGTCTCGGTTGCGCTCTGAAGCGTGACCATCGGGCCGGGATCGATCTTCTCGATGGCAAGGACTTCGACATACTCAGAGGACTGAAAGCGTTGGCCGAACTGCCCAGCTATCAACTTATTGAGTAACCTCTCGGGGCGCACTTGTCCGAGAAATCGAAGATGCTCTGGGAACCCACCTCGGATTACTAACGCCTCACATCCACTTGATCGTTGAGGTGAGAGACCAATACTGAAGTCCATTGCTTCGAGAATGCTACGTGTCTTGTCCCAGATGATCCCAGGCTTTTGGACTGCCTGGATGCTGGTGACGAATCGATTACGCGAGCCCTGATTCAGAGAGAGACAACCCTCGCCATCGAAGAATCCAGCTAACCAACCAGCCTCACGCGTGTCGATGTCTGGCCATGGGCGGACGTATCGGTTGAGGTGGTGACCGGGCCGTAGTTGATCTGTTCGTACCCATGAGTCGGTTCGGGACTGCCCCCACTTCGAGATCCACCGATGATTGGGGGTAGAAATCAACTCCTCCCCATTGGCCAAGGTCATCCGATACCGAGGGAGAATATCGATGCCAGTTGCTTCAACAATACTTGGGCGCCACTTTCGTGGAGTTATGCGAGACGTCTTCTCATCGAACCCCATGATGCGGTCACCGACTGCCAGCTTCCCTGCCGGAACCCATCGAAGGTCTTCGGTGAGAATCCGAGTCTCGGGTGGTACGCAGGTACACCGGTCCTCGGCACTCCTCACCCCGCGCCCAGTCATTTGCACCAGTGCCCGCACTGTCTGCACGAGATACCACAGCTGCCCACCACGCGAGTACATCCGTTTCTTCACCTGAGCATCACCCAGGCTCATGAACGGCATCTTGGTAATAATCACCACGCGGCACAGATCCTCGGGCAGGTCGACCCCACGATCCATGCTGGGGGCCAACATCACCGCCCCCTCAGTCTCCTTGAATATCCTAAGCGCTTCGACTCTCTCGGTAGAGGAGCCGTAGACGACGAGTGGGCGTCCGCTTCGGCGCAGCTTGTCGAAAAGGTAGGCGCTCAACTCGTAACTCACCGTGTGAATCAGAGTCCGTTCCCCGGGATGCTTGGCCAACACCTTCTCGATGGCTGCCACCATCTTCGGCCACTCCTCCTCCTTCTCACCGCGCACCATATTCGCCGCATTCCTAACCACAATGGGCCGGTTCTCTTTGGGGAAGGTGCTGGGCACACTGACCATGGCCCAACGCAGTCCCGCTTCCTCGATGCCCAAGCTCTCGACGAACTCGCGCGGGTCAATGATCGTGGCGCTCATCAGTAGGAACCGCTCACTGTGCCGCCACAGGATCGAGTTAGCTTCCTTGTCCACTCGCACCGGCTTGAAGGTGATATCACCGCGCTGATAGCCGTCATAGACCGCATTGCCGCGCTGCAACTCGAACTCCAGGTGCTCCAGTCTCGCGTGTAGCCGCGTCAGATAGGTCCACTCGCGCGTTTCCTCCAGCGTCAGTGTCCGGCGCTCGGGGTCGACCATAGCGATGGCCTGTTGCACCTTGGGTAGTCCCTCGTCGACGCACCAGGGCAGCCAGGTCTCCTCGACTGTCTTCAGGCGCGGGAAGTCGATGCCCAAATCGATCCGGCGCGACTCCGAGATGTGCGTCTCGATGTGACCCATGAGGATTTTCTCCAGGGAGTCACACTCATCGACAATCACTAGCCGCTGCTTGCTGAACATCCCCATAGCGTTTGCCTCAGCCAGCAGATAGAACGTATTGGTGATAGTCAGTGGCGCCGATAATGCGTCGCGCTTGGCCACCTCGTAAGGACACATCACCCAGCTATGGCAGAACCCACAATGGATAACCGGCTCCTTGCTGTCGGTAATGCAGTTGGCACAAGCCGGTAGCACGCGTCGCGACTTCGAGCAGTCAGCAGCGCTCACGCTCATGAACCGATCGGTGAACAACTCCGGGTGGTCCAGTGTCGGATAGTTCGACCTCCCCATGAGTATCTTTCCATAGGGGTAGTCGTTAGCGAACTGCATTTGTAACTGCTTCGTCGTGCAGACATATAATGCCTTCTTGATCTGCAGTAACCGCCGAACCGCTTCACCTATGAGGGATTTCCCGCTATTATGAACGACAAACTCATTAGCGATGAAGTTGTGGGGGTCATCCTCGACCATGAGATCGAATGTCTCCGTCTCTCCGGCATAGTCGATAGCAGTGATGATATCTCCACCGATCTGGAGCGAGACATGAGCCCAAGCTCCTTCGAGACCATGCTCTCTCCAATGATCGAGATGGGGCTTCACCTCAAGATTATCGAGAGCGTTGTGGTGAATATTCTGGTCTCGGTGGTGGACTGCATCGAGTGACGATAGGAACATCAGCCCGTCGACTGAAGCATTCTTGTCTCGAAGGATGGCAATGTACCAATCGAGACGCAGGCCATTGAGGTGGGCTTCCACGACGAGGCGATGCAATGGCTGACGGTACGGCCATTCCCCTCGGAGCGGATGATTCACGAGACCTTGTGCGACTTCATACCAATCTCGATGTTGGACGCCTTTGCGACTACGTCCATTGTTGACGAGAACAGCATCTCCGATCTTGAGACCAGAGAGGGCAACCATTTCTCCGCCGTCAAGAGCGAAGCGATGGTCAGCAGTAGCTTGAATCGAACGTCCTTGCTGGGTACTCAGTAGCCACGTCTCTTTGCGTCCAGAATGGTAGGCAGCTTTCAGCGGAACCGACCTAACGACGGCACCCCATTTCTCAGCGACCTGAAGGCGTTGGATCATCGTTGGGATAGAGAGATCCCACTGTCGTCCTCGGTTGAGGCCACCGTTGAACGAATCGACTACTTGACTCAGTGGAAGACGCCGGGCCGCACCACCTCGGTTAACCACGATCTCCGTATCACCAGCGAGGCATCCGGTTGGCGCGTCAAGCATGACAATGTCGACACCGTTGGCGAAGTGAGTGAGGCACTCGACAATGGCCCGCTCCTGATGCGGCCTCATGCTTGTTACCCATGATGGCCATGGGATGTCACCCCACACCGGATCATCGAGCTTCGGGAACGTCGGGTCACTCATCCGGCACGCGGTCCGAACAGATGCCTAACGACAATGACCACTATCCCCGTGTAGGCGATGAGCCCACCAGCAATCCACCATCCCATTTTCCCTACCTCCCGCCGCCGACCCTAACCGTGACCCGTGACACTCACCCCAACCGGTATGTCTCCGGCACTTCTTTCCGCCAGCGCTTCACGATCTCCATCACCATCGTCCGGTAGGGCTCCGGTGAGGGGTCTGCAAGCTCCTCCGCCCGGCGGCAGGTCTCCCAGACCTGGCCCCAGGCTTGGTCGCCGGAGAGACCCACCAGGGCCGCCTGGAGAGTCACCTGCATGCCACGCCAGTGCTCGACGGCGGTGGTGGTCCCTTCGAGGAACTCAGCGAAGGCGTGACGGGCGAAGGCGTCGGATTGGGCCTCGCGAAGGCTCGGGTCACCGATCTGGGAGTTCCGCATCTCGACCAGGTGAGCGGCGCCGTCACGGAGCACGTCATGGGGCGTCTCATACTCGGGGAAATCCCCGCAGTTCACCAGCTTGTGCAGCATGGCCATGACGTCGGGGGCCACCTTCAACGACAGCTGGTCGGAATGGCCCCGGACATCGGTGGCTCGAACGTAGAACCGCAGCGGGTCGTACCCGGTGCTCTGCGGACTCCCGGCCGCCACCGCCGCCCAGGACTGCCCGGCGCCTGCTGCCGCCCCGGCCGCCCCGGTGATCGTTGCCGGAGTTCCCGTCGCCGTCGATGTCGATGCCGCAATGACCATGCCGCCGCTCCCCTCGCTAACCGTGACCCGCTGAGGATGACCGCTCGATGGCCTGCCGTCAAGGCCCCTCGCGAAATCCACAACCTCGTCAACATCCTGTGGACAAACGCCGGTCGTAGCGCACTCGATGGCGACGAGGCCGAGGTCTGAGCATGCACCCGAACACCCGAGCGAGTGGGGGACCTGGGTGCTGGAATCGAAACGCTCCCTATACGCACGCAGGGGGGAGGGGGGGGGTACGGGGGGGGGGAGGGGGGTGGTGATGTCTTAGAGAGT